ATTTTCGAGAATATCTTCTTGTGTTAATTGTTGATTATAAATTACAACTTCATCATAGATACCATATCCATAGATAGTATTATTACTTGCTACATTTTGATCGAATGCACCAACTTTACAAACTCCACTAGCTGTTGAAACAGATGATGCCGATCCAAATGGTGTCAGATTTGATATTTTTTGACCATTAACATAAATTTCAACGGTTGCAAAATCTACAAATACCGCAACAATATGGTACTTAGTACCTACACCATAGTCATAATCCGTAAAATACGCCTTGGCATTGGTACTAGCAACAGCACCGCCATTACCCATCCATGCTTCAAATCTATAATTAGTACCATCACTTAATGCTTTAAGAGTAAATCCTATATGAAGGTTTTCAACATAATGAGTTGTAACAATAGCCGTCTGATTGCTTGAAGGTGTTGTTGCTGAGATTGGTTCCCACCATGCTTCTAAAGTTATAGGAAATGTTATTGCTCCTAATGCTGGACCTGTAATAGATGCGTCACTATTTTGTGCAGGAGAAGCAAGACGGATAGCTGTGTCATCTGTATTCTGAACTAATTTTGTTTGGTTTAAGGTATATGTTCCACTTATAACACCATTATTTCCATTTCCAGAACTATCAGCAATTGTAGTTCCTGATGTTTCACCCATCTTATAATAAACAAGTGGATTTAATCTATCTAATAAACTTGTAGAATAATCACGATAACTTATTCCAAGTGAATTTGACGTATTGTAGAAAAATTCAACACTATTTACAAGTCCTTGAGCATCTGAAGCTGTTGCAATATAATCTATTAAAGAATTTTCTATATATGCGGCTCCATCAACCGGAGAAGTCAATGTAACGGTAGGAGGATATAAATCAGCCGCCTGGCCGACAAAAATTCCACGACCAATTAGCATTATGCATATCCTTGATTAAAGTTACCAAAGTAGTTAGTACCCGCGTCATCAGTTTCTAATATTATCAAATCAATTGCGCCTGCTGCTATTGATATTACTGGAGCAGTTGCGCCTGGCCATTTTACCGAAGCTGGCCATGTAACTGTATATGCACCTGCGCCTTGAGTAATACGAATACGAAGTTGACCATATCTACCACTAGCTGGTGGATTTACGATAGATATACTAGTAATATTTTCAGTTAATGTTATAGCAAAAGAGTTACTTACTGAACAATCAATAGTAACAGCACCTGCGGTGCTTGATAACGTTGAATGACTAATAGCATAGTCTTTAATTAATGGTCTTTCTACTATATTATCAGCACAAAGAATACTATTACCATTAAGATCTAAATTACCACCCAATTGAGGAGTTGTATCATTGACAATATCTATGACAAACGTTTCTGATTGCCAGCCATTTGTTGTATTATACGTTAATACTTGTCCATTGGTAGGTACCATGGAAGAATATACGTCGCCAAGATCTTTAATGCTAGAGGCACCCAACGATTGTGTACCACTAAATTCTACCCATTGAATATTATTATAAACGTATTGATGATAGGCATGTAAAGAAGTAGCATTATTAACATATACCGCAGTATTATTTACTGGGGCTATAAATGACCACGATGCTGTTGCTGGATTATCCAACACAGCAATGTAATCTGCTTTTCCTGAAAAGCTACCAGATGGTGTTGATGTTGTTTCCATGGCTATACCAAATCTAGAACCTGTAGAATATGCAGAAAGTAAACCAAGGTCTATCCATGAGGAACCATCATATTGTAATACGTGTCCATCTAAGCCAGACCAAGCACCCGTTGAGCCTGTTGCTGGAATGTATATGTCAGAAAAATATGGTGTTCCCGGTGGGGTTGTAAGAGTATTTGATATTAAGTTAACGTGTTTAATAGGATCAATCCATGTAAGACCTATAACTAAATTATCTACATATTGTTTAGTGGCTGGATGTAGTGATATAGTAGGATCGGCGGATAATATTAATGCACCAGTCATCGTACCACCGCTCTTATTTAATTTTCCATTACCTAATTCTGCTATGGCCGCTTGAATGTCTGTCGCTACTACGCCACCATCTGGTTGAAATGTGATACTTGATGCTTGATGTGTATGTGATAATGGTGTTCGAGCATCTGTCAATCTAGGATCGGTGTCACTTATAACATAAGAACGAAGTGGGTTAGTAGATGGTGTTACAAGTGTACATCCGCCAAGATCTGTAGTTGTTGCTGGTATAATACCACCTGCGGCACCAGATGGTCCAGGTGGTCCAACACCACCAAGACCTTGTTCAAAAATAACAGTATCAGTACTTAATACTCGCGCAATAGGAACGCGAATATATGGATAATTTATTGGATCAGATTCATGAGGATCTACGGAAACAAGTTGCCCATTTTTAACCCATAATTTTCCACCTATTGTAGTTTCAGAAAGCCAATCCCAATCAGGATTAGTTATAGAACCTTGTACTACCACCGCGCCGATTTGATAACTAACTAAATCTTCCGTTAAAATACCAACAATAGTATTTTCTACATCATCATACTTAGCGTCGGATATCTTACCGTCTGCTTTCCATGCAACAACGGAAAACTTGGATAGTGCGGAAGGAACACACTGTGCACGAATAACATTCGATTCTAAACGAATCGCATTAACTTGTGATTGATTTGCGAAAAATTGATCTTCAGTTGTAAAAAATGTTCCATCATCTCTACGGACAGGTTGTGATGCTTCATCAAATAAAACGCGGCCAGCAGATACTGTATTGTTATTACCGATTTGGGTACCGATAAAATTACTAGATGGTGCATTTTGACTCATACTAATAAGTGTTGTACCATTATATAAAAGTGCGGAAAATACACGCAATACTGGTAGCCATGAACTACCGCTTAATACAAAGTGTTCATTTGTTATCGTATTGAACCAATGACGACCTGTTGTATAAAGTGGAATTCCCTGTGAATCTATATCAAGCGTTGCTTCACCATCTACAACAGATGATGCTACATTTTCTTCAACACCGATTGTAGTCTTACCAGTAGATGTATTATAATCGATAGACTTAACAGTATAAGTTCCATCATTCCCTGTAGAATTGATAACAGCAAATGTTCTTCCAATAGCAAGATTATAATATTTGTTTACAAGGAAACTACCAACACCAGCAGTACCTGGAGTGACACCTAGTATAACGGCGTTTCCAGAGCCGGGAACAGCGGATTGTGCAACGGGTTCGAGAGTAGTATATCCAAATGTACGCTGGAAAGTTAATTTATTAAAATCCCAATATAACCAATAGCGTGTCGCAGTAAGTGGTACTGTCCATGCAGCAACAACAGACTGATCTTCGGAATAGGTATAATTTGTATTCTTATGCGCGAGCGTAATTACAACTGGGCGGTTTTGCGCTAAAATATTTACTGAATTGCCAGATAACTGCAAAAAAGCGCCAGTTTGATGACTGACTATACCTTGGCGGAAGCTTATTTTCATGGATTTCCCCTGTATAAAACAATAGATTTATTGTATTTATCAGAGGGTAGATTTACAAATTGAATTCAATCAATTGTGATTTTAAGGCATATTTGGCCAATACCTGTTGTTTTTTCGAAGGTTTTCATCCCACGATATTGGTTGAAGGTTATCTTCACAATGTAATCCACATACAATTGTACTATTTAATGGAACCACATGATCTACTACTAAACCACGAGCTTTAGCCACTTTATAAATCTTATCTATTTTTGTATTATTTGCCCATAGGGGTGTAGCGTTTTTATGTACTTGTCTTCTTTTTCTTTTATATCTTTTTAATGAAATTTTACCGTTTTCGGTTTGTTTCCATTTCTTAATATATCCATTACATTTGTCACGATTTCTGGTTTGCCAGTTGGCAACTTCCAATTTATGACAAATCTTACACTCACTTCTATAGCCATCTTTTCTTTTATTGTGTTTATAAAATTCAGAATAAGATTTTATTTCTTTACAAATTCTACATTCTTTCATTATTCAATTAATTCATAGTGTGGTAAATCCATAAATGTTTGATCATGAAGTTCATCATCCATATCCCAATTTCCGCCGAATCTAATCTTTATACCGAGTTGATCGGCGACACCCTGTACATATCCCGCAAAGTGATAAAATTTTTCCTTATCTTCCCAACGGATATGTGGTGCTTCCTTAAAATATGGAGCTACATCTACCGCCATGGAAGGGTGAGAATTGTGCTTACTATTGGGATATTGAACTTTGCTACGGCCGGTGCGGAAGAATTCATCTTGTTCTTCCTTGGTGCGTTCACCCTGAAGAATAGTACAATCATAATGTTTGACTACTTCATTAAATAATCGTTGTAAATCTGGATGACATGTTGCCAATTTATCTGCACTACTTTTCCCAAAACTTGACATTTTTTTCTCCTTTATAAAAATATTATTTCTATTTGGTCATTACCTATATATTTTTTCTTTATGGGTGGATCAATTCTACCGATAAAGAAAAAATATTTGTGTACATTTATTTTAACTTCAACTGATGTTCCAATAATAGATTCAATTAAATTTTTCAATGGTATTATATCTTCATTAGCAGCCAATTTAGAAACAACATTAGGTCCATTTTTCTTAAGGACAAATATTATACTTAAATTGCCAGATGATGTTACTTCCTTACGCAACATATTTACTGAACTAGCATTAATTCCACCAAAATACGTAGATATTGCCTCGTGAATATCTTTATAATCTTGCATTTGTGTGGTAGGTGCCAATCCTGGTGTAACGTTGGATTTCTTTGACATTAAGTATCGGTCCTAAACATTTCCAATCTACCTGCTACACGAAATTCTGCTGGCGCATCTTGTGCTGGATCTGTATCATCCGAATTATAAACTGTTATACGCATGATTATACCAGCTGGGATTAAAGCACAATCTTCTGTATTCATGGGAAACCACCCTGAACCAAAAATTGGAACACTATATCCAAATGAACCAAGAATTATTTCTGGCGAGCCAGGCATTACAACCTCGATATTAAGATATGCACCAAATGGTGCATTATCAACTATCATAAAACCATCTTTAATCCATATATCTGAAATAAAAGTTATATCAACGGATTTATACGCATCTAATGCTGTTAAATGAAACAACAATCGTTCACCGTCACCTATACCAACATTATCACCAGCGCCCGTAAAATACGTTGATGTATCGTGTGGTTTTGATGTCGCATAAACTTTCATGCGGCCATCTGGTGTTCTATCTGTAGTACCTTGATGTGCCATATATTATTCCTGTGGTAAGTTCTTGTATCCGTAAACGTAGACTTTAAAATCTGTTAATGCTGTCAGATTGTCGTTTACAACACTTTTTAATCTATCTGTAGTGCCCCTACCAATTCTAACACCACCTGGTACAAATCTACCCAACGGTAATGATATGATAACAGCATCATCATTTCCACTAAATGCAGAAATTATTGAGAATGCATTACCTGAGCCGAATGGAGTACCAATACCAGATTGGACAAGTGCCTGACCAGTTGTTTTTGCACTATCTATAAGATAATTATTTTCACCGGCTTCAGTCCAAACCAAATCCCATCCATTTGTTAATGCTGCTATTGCACCAAATTTTGAATGTGAAACTGCACCATCAACTACTACTGCCGTTATCTGTATTATATGGATATCATAATCTGCATTTGCTTCCAAATAAAATGTTTGTGGTGTAGTAGATCCATCTACATTTTGTGATAATGAACCAGAATCGATTCCTGTCGATCCAAGTTCACCTTCAAAGTATCGTTGTTGATTTTCTGTTCCAGGTTCGGGTGCAACAGTTACTGTATTGGCAGTTTGTGTTAATACTGCTCCTTCTTTCGTAACCCTTGCTCTATATTTTTTAAAAGGATCTATAATATAGGATTTTACAGCCATTAAACACCATTATCTGTATCAAAAAACATTAATAAGTTAGCACATACCGAAGCGGCTGCTTCGACATAACATGTTAAAGCTATACAGTCATTAGTACCTAATTGAATACCACCTCTATATTCTTCTAATGAATGTCCTGTACCATTTATCCATTGTCCTATCAACGTGCCGTCTGTTACTGTAGAACCATTTGAACCTACTTTCGCAGTTGCTGGTGCAACAATACCTGAAGTAAAATTAGTATTATTAAAACTTATACTAGAGCCTGAACTTATTAATGTTCCAGTAGAGGGGTTCTTTATCATTCGCCATCTATTAGTTTGTGTTCCACATGTACGAATCCTATCTATTTTCATTATTTCCGTATCAGAAGTATTTTTAAGAAATATGATTCCGTTATGTATTAGTGGACTTCCCGGTGTTAAAGATATAAAATCGGAAGTTAACAGAAACGCTTTACCTTTTCTAGCGGCGTTTGTTAAGTTTGTTATTTCAACAGATTCTACTAAACCACGTCCTTCTGAGTTAACACCCATTCCGTAAGATTGTACAGTTGCACCAAATAATTGAAATTCCATTGTTTTACTCCTTTATTCTACGTCCTTAAAATAACCTGCCACAACAGCAAATCCTTTTGTATCTTCAACAAAGGGTTTCAATGTAATACCAAGACTTCTACTAGGTGGAAGTATTAATGCTCCACCATATGTTAAATATGTTGAACCTACACCAAGTGGTCCACAATTAAATAAACTTCCAAGCTGTGTTGATGTCATTGCAACACCGCCAATAGTCATACCATCACCTGTTAATGGTGAGCCTAAATTATCAAAAAAGATGATTTCCATTTCAGGATTAATTTCTGAACCAATATATAAATTATGAGAGCCTGCACTTACACCAAATTGACCTGTTATAACATTCGTATCTGGTGCCGTCATTTCAGCATACATTCTAAATTGCATTGGTTTAGTGTATGTTGTATAACCACCAGATGTTCCCATTCTAACATATTCAATATGAAAGTTTTTATCGGAAGATGTATTTTTCATATAATATACAGCATTCCATTTATCAGCAATGAGATCAAATCCATGTGGATGGAATTCATATGATTGTCTATGCTCTTCCGAGCGACTTGCAAATTCTGATTCTACAGCCGAATATGTTTTTACTTGACCGTCTTCTGTTACTAGTGCTCTATTTCTTTTAGCTCCGGCGCTAATTAAAACTGTTTCACCTGACATTTTTTAACTCCTATTATTCTGCAATTGCTTTTAAAAGAAATATAACTTCTTCAATTTTTTTATTTAAAGATTTGAGTTCATTAAAAACCATTTCATCTATAACACCCATTTCACGTGTTGTTGCTTTAACTAATACTGGATGTATTTGATTATCATCACATACACCATGTATTAAAATGCCATTGGTAGCTTCTGGTTCTGACGTGTCAGTTTTAAATTTGCCAGATTTGGCAATATCTCTATCTTTTACTACTGGATTTACTGTATGGCTCATAATTCAACCTTATTTTTATTATCTATAGTATATATCTGTTGTTTAGATAATCCACCAATTAGAACCATCACTTACGACATTTAAACTATCATATAATTGACCTAATTTAACTTCTGTTTGATCATCTAATGTTTCGCCTGTTTGTGTTATAATAGTAACTTTATTTTTAGATGGGCCAGCTATCCATTTAATATGAAAGAATTTTTTAGCAAAAGCAGCTGCGGTAGGCAGCGTTATGGTTACACCAGCTGTTGTAGTATTAACCAAAACAACTATATTTGTAGTACTTGAATAATCCGTTGAAATCGTTGCAATACTTTGAAATCTATCAGATGGGGCAGCGTCGTGATTTTCCCACACGGACGTTGATGTATTATAAATTAAAACTTGATCGTTAGTGGGGAGAGCAGGTGAGCCTGAAATGGTTACATCGTCTATTTGGCGAAGCTTTCCACCAACAATACCAAAATGAGGATTATTTGCATAAAGAATGCATTTAATACTTTCTGCTTTAGATAATGGTAATGTGGGGGAACCACCCAATGGGTCAAGTATGATAACTGTATCTGCATTTATAGCGGATATTAAATCATCACTATCCGCTATATCACGATTTTCATCATATGCTAGGTCATAATCCGTAAGGGCAGCTAACGATAAACCAAGATCATTAATTTCTACTGTGCTGCCCGTAAGATTACGAACTATAAAAGCCATCCATTATCCCCGCCATTTTAACCAAACTGTTATAACAGTATCGTCGATTGTTCCACCGCCCGCATCGCCACGTAATGTGATTTTTTGGTCTTGGTTAACGTCAACATTTACCGTTACATTTCTAAATTCATCCTGACCTATAATCTGTGGTGAACCTGCGGCACCGTTAAATGTACCAATAGTACTATTAAGAACATCATCAACGTATAAATCGATACTTTTTGTAAGACCGTTGTTATCTGAAGTGTGTCCAGTTACTTTAACAATAGTTGCATTTAATGGTACAATATATCCACTAAGCGCATCTACAGCTGCACCAACTTGTAACCAATCATTATTACCTACACGGTTATCGGAGAATGTAACAGATGTATCACCGACAGAAAGAATTTTGTTAGCACGTGTTGTATCAACAAGTGTTAAAACTTCTTGTCCGTTGATTGTTGTAACAGCGAGGCCACCAAAGCCTAAGATTGTTGCAACACCATCTGCAACTTCTTGTCCAGTGAATGCTTGGTTAGCAGTTCCAGAAAGGTTATAACCAAGGAACTTATCACCAGCTGCAATATTTTCACCAGCAGAAGCATTACCATTAATATCTAAACCAATAGTAACAGTAGTATCAAATGGTGAGCCTGTTAAAGCGCCATTAACTATGATAAGACCATCTCTATCACCTGCGCCATTGACGGCAAGTGTGGTTGTTGAATAATCATTAGCACCAGTGCTAATAACAAAACCCGCACTAGTACCTATATTATATGGAACTTTTACATCATCGAACAAATCTTGAACTGTGTAACTTACTGTTGGTCCTAATGGTGAACCACCTTCACCAACAATAATTCTATCAGTAAGTGCAATTGTACTTGCACCATTTGCCAATGCATAAACATCTATTTCAAAAGATACTGTATCTGGTGCACCATCTACAACAGTTGTAAGAATACCACCATTTGCAGCGCCAATAAATCTTAATGTATCAGATGAAGATGCGGCGGTTGCTGAACCCGTATCACCAGTGATTGTAGTATAAGCATTACCGATACCACCTAAAATAGAAAAGACACCATCGGCAATCTGTTGACCTGTAAATGCACGGTTGTTAGTTCCATTAAAACCAAGGAATTCATCCGTAGCGGCCATATTAGAGCCAGAAGCTGTTGTACCTTCAATATCAATACCAATAGTTGGGTTAGCGGCAACACCATCACCATTTGTTATGATAATACCTTCTTCACTAGCAGTTGAAGAAGCTGTCAATGTACGAGCAGTATAAGTATCAGCAGCGGTTTGAACTGCAAAACCATTACCACCTAAACTATTAACAACGTCTAAGTCTGCTAAGAAGTTAGAAACTGTACGTTTGATATGTGTACCAGAGGCACCATCATCAAATACCATTTCATCAGCAGATGTAATAACGTTTGTACCAGTTAAGTTAGTAATATCTAATTGAATATCACTACCAACAAATGTAACACCGTCAGATGCTGTTAAATTACCAGAAGTATAGATACCTAAATCGGTGATGACGTTGGCCATCGTACGTTTTTTGGTAACAGTATCAGTAGAATCATTAAATGCTATTGAGTCTGTTGTAGCAATAGCAGTATCTGTAAGGTTATTAATATCAAGATAGAACTGATTACCAGTCAATCCTAAACCAATACCAGCAGAATAGTTATTTGCAGCGGAAAATTGCGCCCAAATAAGATCATCTGTATTAATTGTTAAAAATCCAGAGCCTTGAAGTATCCAACCTGTTTTAGCATATAATGAGCCGTTTTCAACAAACGTATAAACACCCGCGTGTACTTCTGATGATGGCGAACCAGAAAGTGCTGCACTACGAACAAGTGTTACACTTGAACCAATTGGAGAACCCGCTGGTGTTAATGGAGAGCCAGTACCTTGAACAACATAGATACCATTTTGTTTAGCATCTGTTTGGTTCTTAATAAGAACACGGTCGCCAACTGCGATAGGGCTATAGCCACCATCCATAGTTGTAAGGTCTACACCTGTAAAGAAACCTGGGCCTTCGGGTGAACCAAGCGCGTAACCTGTAATGTTAGTAGTTGAAGCTATTTTAACAGGTTCGCGAACGTCAAGACCTGCGGCGACACTATCAACATATTCTTTATTAGCAAGATGTGCTGCTTGTGTTGGAGCATCAGACCATGAAATAGATGCGCCAGTTGCTACAACAATTGAAGCGCCCGATGCGATTGTTAATGTACCTGAATCTAATGTATCACCAGTATTAAATAAGTAAACATCATTAACAGATGCATCAATTTGGTTTGTACCAGTATTATATGTTAAGGTAAGGTTCGTTTGTGTACCACCTGCAACCATAGCACCAGCAGTATCTTCAACCCATGGGATGAATAATGTGGTATCTGTTGTACCATCTACTATATTAAGTCCACCTGCACCATCACCTTCTAAAATAAAGAATGATGTAGTAGGACGGAATGGAGAACCTGTATCAGGATTAATATCAGAAAGATCGCCAAGAGAAATGCTGCCAGCAACTGTGCTTGGTGGAACACTTACCCATTGGTTTGAACCATTCAATTGAAGAACTTGACCTGTAACTGGAACAGGTGACCCGACAACATCGTCGAGGTCTGTCATTCTCGCGCCTCTTATACCATAATGCGGATCGTTATGTGATCTTGCAACTATAAGACTATCTGCGAGAGAAAGGTCTGTAACGCCATCGCGTGGGTCTACCACTACAATATTACCAGCATTGATAGCATTACTTAAATCACCGCCAGATTGTGCAGATGCTTGTACATCACCAGGATTCTCGAATAATAAATTATACGTTCCTCCTGCTGGTACGGTAAGACCTAAGTCATCAATTGCAATTGCAATTAGTGGGCTACCAGAATAGGTATTTTTAATTATAAAACTCATTTATCCTCTCCATTTGATTGTAAGTTTTATGACACTATCTTGAATTTTTCCTACATTAATATTCATAGCGCGTAAGCGAATGGTGTCACCTTGATTGAAATCTATGTTCAATGTATTATTTATAAAAATGTCTGCACCAACGCCGGAAAATGAACCTATTGCGCCAATATCTGTTGTATTAATGTAAAGATTTATGTTTTTATCGTTATTTCCAACATTTTCACAATGTCCACAAGCTGCGACTATAGTTCCATCGAAATTTGCAATATAGCTACTATCAGCATCTGCGGCATTGCCTATATTAATCCATTCAAGATCATCTAATGTATTTTCAGAATATACAACTGGAACCTCTGCGACCGAAAGAATCTTATTTGAGCGCGTTGTATCTTCTAAAGTTAATATTTGTTGACCATTGATAGTAGTAATTGACATACCAGGTATGCCGGTACCACTGCCGCCGCTAACTGGTCTAGTTAAAACCAATGGCATATTTTATCCTTTTATTATTGTCTAACGCCGCGATGTTCTCTGAGGATCTTTTTCAGTGATTTGCGTGTTAATGGTTCTTCAGTTTCTATTATAGTCTTTTCAAACGATTCGGTTTCTCTAAGAGGAATATTTACTACTTGTACTTTTCCGTCTACTTCCAATTCATATTGTTGATATTTAATACCTTCTGCCATCGGTGACGGCTTTTTGTCATCTGATTTGTTTAATTTCTTGATTAATGAAAAATTTTCCATGATTTTAGTCCCATGATTACCTTTTTTATATTTATCTTTCCAAACACTCAGATTTCTATTTTTATAAATAGATGATATACTTAATATACGGAGTACAGCCGAATGGCGCAGATTGAGATTAATAGCCTTTTTTCCAATGCAGGATTACCCGCAATCAATATTGCAACTGCTACCCCGGGTTATCCAAAGGTTAGAATCTGGGAAGTCAATGGTGCTATACAAACCCTAATCGTGGGGGCACCAGCCGGAACAGGGCAAGCCGCCGATGGTATAATGACAGAAATGGATGATGGGGGTTCGCCTGCTGGAAAAGACGGATTTTATACTTTCCTATTTACAGACCTAATAGGTTATGATCCTACTAAGAAATACGTAATTAGAACCGATGGCGGGACATCGCTACCAGATACTGATAGATATCAAACCGCAGAAATTAATCCAAGTGTTTGGGATGAAGACAGAACAGAACATTTACTTTCAAATACAACGGGATTGGCATTAAATCAAATCAAAGCTGATACTACACAACTTTTTCTTGATGTTGCCGCTGTACAAAATATAGTCGATATAATTCTTAAATTTGATACTAATAGAACAAAAATTGATGATATTAACAAAACATTAACCGTGTACGATGACGATTGTACGACCCCTCTGCGAGTCTTTCAACTATATGACCAGTACGGCAATCTTAGTACAGATTCTGTTTGTGAACGTAAACCATCTTCGGCTACTGACGGTCAACCAGTTTGTACTGGTTCACCATAAGGTAACATATGGCTGGATTAGCAACGACACGAATAATAACCAAGGGGCTTGGTATTAACGTAAACGCCTGCGAAGGTTTGATTACTACATACTTTTCACTATATTGCTATCCTGTACCGACACCACCGCCAAAAGGTGGTGGTGGCGGACCTTACCCCGGTCCAGCATGGAATAAAGTTGATAATATTTCTAACTTTTATCAACCTGTTCAAGATTATGTTCGCGATCCGTCGAAGATTCATAAACCACAAAAACAAATAGTTCTTAAAATTAATATCGGAAAGATTCATATTGAACGTTATTATATGGTTGCTGCGGAACGTGGAGATATTATAGTTAAAGTATTCAACTTGATTAATTCTACACGTGAATTATTTAAGCTTAGAGTCAATAATTTGCGCAGATTTTTACATAATATTCAAGTTTCTATTCGCAACCTCCGAAAGAAAGATTAACATAAATACCAGATGTTTAGGATTTTTAAATGGATAACTCTGTAACAATATCAAAAAATAAAGAAAACATCTTAGAATTTGAAGTAGATATTCAAGGTGTTGACACTTTGGACATGTCTGTTCGATTTATAATCGAAACGGATGGTATGAAACTCGGTTTTGATTCTGTTAAACAAAATGATAAAAAGTGGTCTGTAAAAATTCCAGCATTACCAATTCTTAAAACAGCATCTTATCCGTTTCATATTGATATTACGGTAGATGGCTACCATTTCATGCCATTGGTAGGTGATATTAAAGTCGTCGAAAGTGAAAGTGTGACAGTATCAAAACCAGAAAATATCAGCCTTGCTCCAAGTAAGAAAAGTTTGGAAGATATTGTTAATATGTCTAAGGCAAAAACTGAGCCGCCAAAGGAAGAGAAGCCAAAAACAGAAGAAATTGATTTGGTTAAACCTGAACGCAAATTTAAAATGGAACCTGTAGAAGTTAAAGACAGTGGTAAAATTTTTAAAACCATTGCAGATATAGCTAATACTGAAAAAGAGAAGAATTCTAAAAAAGAAGAGAAGAAATCTGAACCTAAAAAAGAAAAAACTAAACCGAAGAAAGAAAATAAAAAGGTTGAAGTAAAAGAAGAAGCCGTAGTTCCTATTGAAGTAAAAGAAGAACCTAAGAAGGAAGAAATTAATACTATCAGAGAAACTGATGCTAAAGATGTAGCGAAAAATATTCTACAAGATGTTACGGGTTTGGGTAAACCAAAACAAGAAATAACCGAAAAAGATTCCAAAGGTGATAAGGTTAAAAATATCCTTAAGGAAGAAACAGTCGTGCCAGAAAAACCAAAACAAGAAATAAAAGAAGCTGGTGGTATTAAGAAAATCACCAAAGATAAAAAAGTTATTGAAGTTGATAAATCAAAAGAAGAATCTATAAAGAAAGCATTAAAAGAAAATACGGTTGAAGATAAAAGAAGTATTACAACGGTACCTTTCAAGAAAAAAGACGTTACAATTCATTAACGAACTAAGCGTGATTTTTTCAAAACATCTACAAGTGCTATAATATGTTTACAAACACCTGGAACCTTGGCGGGGTTAACTGGGCCTTTGTTTGTTGTTGGTTGATATGGTTTCGGTGCTTTTGGAATTGCAGCACTTCTATCCGTCACATTATAATATTGAAAGCGCCATTTAAAATCAAGACAGTCACAAGATACACGAACGGTATTTTGTGTTAAAACAATTGGAGAAACGTGATATTCGTTTCCATCTTTTGCTTTAAATGATATATTATTTGCGGTGTCTTCTTCTTCAAATTCCACATTATTAAAAATAATCTTTGGATAATGCATTGAAGTTGATTGACCCTTAGTTTGTGAATTTGTATTTTGGGCAGCGCCTTTTATGTCAAGCACTTTGGTTCCAACATATGGTACAATATCCATTTGACCAATATTAATATTGGAAGCATTGGCAGATTTAGCACGACCATCTGGAGTAGGGACTTTACCTTGTGCATTTTGTTGAAGTGCAGAAAATGAAGACCGTTCAACTAACTGTTCAGCTTCATCTAATTGGTTTTGAATGCGCTTACCGCGAATGATTTCATATTTTATGTCCATGTATCTATTTATGGTACATAAAGAAAATCCCCACTTACGCAGGGATTTTAGGTAGGTTATTGTCGTATGTAACTACATTATCTACTTCACCCAACGAAGGTAAAGTAAGACTCATATACTGTCTTTCCACTGCCTCGGCTGGCACCCACTTATCTTGGCGGGTGCTTTGACGATTGATAACAGTCTGCAAATCTACAGGAGCCAATATAGCTTCAACATTATATCCATATCTGCGTGCTTCGCGGATATAATATGCTCTACGCTTTTTAGATACATTAATATTATCCACATATACGGACTTGCCTGTTTTAACCATATTAATAAAAACTTTATTTGCTTTATTATTAAATTGGCTATCTTCACAGGATAAGGCAAAAGCGTTCCGATAATCGTTTGGATCATATAGCTCATGACGCAAAGTATCTAATGAAAAATGTAAAATTTCATCAGAATTGTCTTTGTGTAATTCATTGAAACGTGTAGTTTTACCAGTTCCCGATGCACCAATTGGCAAATATAAAACGGGTGCATCTTCGTTCTTGTAAGAATGAGAGTATTCATTAACCACAATATTATAAAGATTAATGAAGCTTTCACACCAAGCGTTTACATTGGCTTTCTTTTGTTCAGCATCATCGGAAATACGACCCCACGAATCGGCCTTCAAAACATTAATAAACGTGTCAACGGTACCTATAATATTAAAAGCGCCAAGTGCCATAGTGCGCAACTTTTCATCTTTTTTAACTGCCCATGGAAGATGATTTTCAATCAACCAACCAATACGGTAAATAGCGTCAGCTGATAGGCCAAATTCTTCCTGAAGAAACAACCAGTTACGCACAGCCCAATCTTCCCATAAACGGGCAGAAATAAGTTCATGTCCACCAAAGCGGTAATATGTACCACGTTCTGGTTTATAGGCTTCTGTGCGTGCGGCTGGCTTTCCAACATCGTGAAAAGCACACGCGAAAGCACCGTAGAGATCCCCATAAACCCACGCTTTTTCGTCATTTTTGGAAGCTGTACGGGACAAATAGTCAGCAACCACCATATTGGTATGCACCGCGACATTACGTTCACGATGATATGGTGAATTTTCAAATATTTTGCCCATTTCAAGATGGAGCGGATCAAGTTCCGCAAATTCATTGAAATACCAGCGAATGAATAGTGATTTTAAGTCTTTTTCCATAATATCCCATTTTAACCCATTTTTCATAGGTTTGTCAACCACAAAAGATAAATAATATCTATGAAAATATCAGAGTTATTATCCGAAGCCCCCCTACCAGATGATTGGGATAAATCTGTCTATAAGCCGCAAACATCCTTTGCTCAAAGGATTAGGTATGCACAGGAACGGGCTAAAAAAATGGGAGCCGGTTCTTCGCGTGTTGCGTTCGAAATTGAGTATGAAGGCCGTCCAACGATTTTAAAGATAGCTAAAAATAAGAAGGGATTAGCGCAAAATGAATTTGAAGCGCAAATGTTTAGTGATTATTATGCTACCGGATTAGGAATAACCATTCCAATGATTGATTATGATGAAGAGCACGAGCAACCCACGTGGATTCATACAGAAAAGGCAGAAAAAATTGCGCCACAATCCTTTAAAAGAATATTTGGTTTTACACCAGAAGTACTTGCTAGATATGTTGATTGGGCAACTGGAAAACTTCATAATCGAATAACGGGTGAAGAAGAACAATTATTCAATGAAATTGTTAATGATGAAGATAAGTATGAATTATTACATAGTTTAGTAGATCTTGTTGGTAATTATGGATTACCAATGGGTGATTTTACACGTGCTGCAAATTGGGGAATGTATAAAGGACATCCTGTTATTATCGATCTTGGATTAAGTCAAGACGTTTATAAACAACATTATTCACGTTAAAAAACTACTGGCATTCCTTCATCATTTTCATCGTAGCCTTCTTCATATCCATCCCATTCTTTGTCATCCCAATCTTCTATTTCACCAGAATATAACTTATCAAACGCTGCCTGTTCATATGCTGCAATTTCTTCTATTAAACGCATAACAATGAGCGTTGCTGAAATACAATCATCCGTAGCACCCGGTTGTGCAGCATATGCACCACGACAACGAACATAAGATTTCAATTCAGATAAAAATATTTTAGAGCGGATTTGCATTTTTCCTTTTTCAAGCATTTCTTTTAAATTTACACAAGCACGCATTTTAGTTCTTGCTGTAGTAGTAAATCCTAATTTATTTTTACCAACTTCAGAAATAAACTCTGCGGTTTTTAATGGTTCTTCATCTGCTTCATATAGTGCAATTAATCCTGCTCCAACACCATTATTTTCAATTGAGAAATATACAGTAGCGCCTTTATTTTCCATATATTTTATTGTATTTTTTAATACTGTATATAAATCATTTGTAGACATTGTATTATAACGATATTCACCAACTTGGATCATAGAAGGAAATTCATATATTGTTATAACACTAAAATCCTCACCGCTGCCGGTTGATGGATCTACACCAACCAAATATGTTGTAAACGGTTTTATTTCATCAAATAATATAACATCATTGACTATTTTCTTAGGTACTATTGCTTCAATTTGTGGTGATAGATTCGCAAGGAATAAAGAATCTATAAGCAGAGCATCTGAAGATAAGAATACACATTCATATTCCTGTTGCCATCGACGTTCACCGATTCTTCCAATTTCATCCTCTTTAAATTTTTCATCACGGCCTGGTGGTTCATCCCATGTTACATGAATAGGATGGTATCCATTTGTACCCATAATAGCGCCACGCCAGACTTGTGCGTAAATATTCATATCACCGTTTGGTGTGGATGTCATTATACAAGAGCCACCTGTAGATAATGTTGGTGCGATAGATGTCCAAAATTCATCCTGAATAGAAGCTTTAACAAACGCAAACTCATCAAGAAATAGGAGGGAAATAGCCATACCACGACCAGAATCTTCAGATGTTGCAGTAGATACAATACGTGAACCGTTATCAAATCCAATCTCGTGTTTATTCCAACCATCATCTTTAACACCTGGCTTAATCCAAAAAGGAAGATTTTCATATGCAAATCTAATACGTAAAATCATTTCCATGGCGTTAGCGTTTTTATTTGATGCTATTAAAATAGTTTTATCAAAATGGAACATTGCAAACCAAAGAAGGTATGCTGCGGACGTAACAGATTTTCCTGTTTGACGAGCTGATAAAACAACCGTATATCGATTCTCTTGATAAGCACGGATCATTTTTTCTTGATATGGATATAATTTAAAGGGCACATCGCCCTTTTTAGGGTGCTGTATCCTTACATACGTTTTTATGAAATAAACAGGGTCTTGGGAACATCTTTTCAGTTCCTGAACCTGTTCGTAAGTATATTCCATCTCCTGATTAGGAGATTTTAGATTTTTATTCTTTCCACGTGCCATTGAAAATCCCTATCAATAAACTTATATTAATGTATTTAGGTATATTTTTTCACAAAATACCAATCTATTTGGAATGGCACCCAAAATAATTAATAAATAAAGATAAAATATAGGAGTTTTAAAAATATGAGCGATATGTATATGCGTAGATTAGTAAGTACACCCAAGGAAGAGTTTCGTGGGATGGAACATGAAGAAATCGTAGATAAAATTAACAGGATATATGATGATATTATAGAAGAATGTAAAAATGAAGATCCTGAAATTCTTACCTCTTACATGGAACAACGCGAAGATTTAGTTGGCACGGTTGTTAGTATGATAAAGGATTACTTAAATCCTCCTGTTAAAAAAGATGTAATCAAGGAAGCACTCCTAGAAAATATGGAAAAATATGTTTCAGCTTCAACATATCATGTATATGGTAATGAACCACGCAAAAAAGCGTTATTATCTATTACAGAGCATTTTGTAGATCAATTGGCAATTAAACACTTGGTTGGTATTCAACCAATGGCTGGACCTGTCGGATTAATATATTCACTGGGATATAAAGAAGAAGATTCTGATGAACGTAAGATAAGTATGGAAGTGGTTAGTCGTACTGTTGAAGCGTGTTCAAGAAAAACAAATATAAAAATCGTTCCCGAACCTACAGGTTTAATATCTGAAGAAACATGTCTTCGTTGCGGTCGTGAATTAGCACAAGAAGTATATGAAGAAGTTAGACAGGATTTATCGGCATTAGCGGCTAAAGAAGATATAGATGCTAGTAAAATTTTTAAAAATGAAAATGAAATTACACAAAATGAAATACAAACTCTTATCATTAATTTTAACTATTGTGCAAATGAAATTGCGAGAAAAACACGACGCGGTAGTGGTAACTTTTTAATAGTATCAGAAATTCTTGCTAAAATACTTTCAGAAGCTAAAACTATCTTTAAAATAGATCCACTAAAAACATGCCGAGACTATGGTTATTTAAATTATGTTGGTACGCTTCATAATGTAATTGACATATATTGTGATTATACCCTTAAAAGTAATAAAGCTATAATGGGTTATAAAGGTAGACATGGTGAAACTGACACTGGATTTTTTTATTGTCCATATGTAGTAGCAATGGGCAACGAAGTTGTAGACCCTGATACATTTAAACCTCTTATTTCTTTTATAACACGATATGGGAAAGTTGAAACTAGAAAAATAACAGAAGAAACTTCTGAAGATGGTTCTACTACTATGATTCGACGCGAACCTTCAAATTATTATACTGAAATTACGTTTGAAAACTTTCCTGTTTATGATTTAGAAACGATAAAATTTATTAAAGGCGAAGAAGAAATAATCAAAGAAATAGAAGAAAATATAAAAGAGGATTCTTTTGAAGCAACTATGAAAGAAATAATGGAACGTTAATCTTCTGTTTTTCCAGCTAATGTTTTTAAAATATCATTACGGTCAGCTATTATTAAATTATTATGGTTGACCGTTTTTCCTTTAAGTTTACCTTTATCAACGGCGGTCTTATCTTTATGTTGTTTCATATTAGATTTTTCTTTGGCGGCAGTTAATGCAGTATTTAAAAGTTGGACGCCAACTTCCATATTTCGTGCTTTATATTTACCTTCTATAACTTCACTTTCTGCAAGCTGATCTTCAAATGCGGCCAGTGCTGCGTCATAAATTTGTTGAAATTGGTCTTCTATTTCTTTATCTTTATCATCATATTCTTCGGCCACAACAAGTTCGGTGCTCTTTTCAGTACGTGGGATTAATGTAGTACCAGGTTCAATATCAAATATATCTTCAAGTGGATGATCGACAATTACTTCTACTTCTTTTGTTTCGGTGCTCATTTAAAAATCTCTTTTTCAGTTAATATACGAAAGCGCATATTGTATTTATTACAAAAAGCGACTGCCGAGCGCCATTTGGCCTTATTAATTTCCCAAGTAATACCTTCATATAGTTGTGTTTTCTTCTTCTTTCCACGAGTAGTAGGTTGTTTGGTTTCTTTTTCAGGTTTTACTTCTATAATTTCTTGCACCGTAGACCCATCTTTTTTAATATACTTTACCCAAAAATCAGGATAATATTTGTGAATTCTTCCTGTTGTTGGCTTACGATATGGAATGGGTATTATTTCTGAACCCCACTGTAAAACGTTGGGATTATTATCAAGAAAGTTCATAAATGAGCGTTCCCATGAAGAACGATACACAATGTTGTTTACATTTCCAACATATTTTTCTGGGTGTCTTGGTGTAAATCTACCTTTTTGAACACCCTTTCTAGTACCATATTCATGAAAATTTTCTATAAGTTCTATTTCTTCTGGTATCATATCATGTAAATATAGAGCCAGCAAATGCCGCAGCTGTACTAAAAGCATTACTTATAGTTGTTGCTGTTGATTGGTAAATATCTGTAAAAGTATTTGTTACTGTGCCTTTAGCTGTTTCACCGGTTGCTGGATCTAACTCCTGTGCTGCTTTTATGTCTTGTTCAGGCTCAAATACTGGACGTATTGGGAAACGACCGCCTGCTGATGTTGTAGTTTGTTCTACAAATTCTTTCTTATCTAACATACTTAATGCGGGTGTTATATGTAGTGCATCGTATGCTAATTGAAATTCTATTTCATTTCCCGTGCCAGAGTCTGCCATATCTAAATCATCAAGATTCATAGCCAACACTTTTGGATGATGGAAATGGTATACATTCATAAATTTACCATAATCATAGATGTGGAAGAGTCTTATTTCATCAATGATAGATGTGTTTTCACCTTCTAATGCTGTTAAGGATGCGGTGCTGGTATATCCTACGCCGTTTTTCCCCATACTATGTGCTTGAAGATATTCAACGCTTAACATACCATTTTTTTCCATGCCGCCTTCTCTAGCAAGTGGACTTATATTTTCTAAATATTGCGTATAAAAATAATGTCCCCAACCTTGATTATCATCGTAGAAACGCATAGTAACTGGTTCATAAATTACGCGCTTTGGTATACGTGTCCACCAGTTATACATATTAACTTCTTCATGCTCGATACTTATATTTGGACGTGTACTGTTTTTAACTACAAATGCTAATACTCTTCCAGCACTATCCATATTATTATATTGTGGTTTCATCATTATTTGGAGTATGAAAAGAAATTTAAATTTAGGCGCGTACTGTATCATATCCCATGCATATGGTGATGCACCACATACTTCACGAAGTGTGCCGGGTGATGGTTCGGCATCTGTAAAAATACCGGTGGCCAACTGTCCCAAGTTTTGTAAATCCTGCGCATAGCCTGCTGCATCAGAAAGTTTAAATTCACCAGATTTAACTTTTGATATAATATCTTCGGCGGCACCTGTAGCTCTGTTAAGAACCCCAGGATTGAAATCACCTGCACGTCTTGCGGAATTTGGATTTATACCAACAGCGTCAAAAACATAACCGGCGGAATTTGGTATTAATGCGGAATTTGTGTCACCAGTTCTAATAGAATCAGAAAGTCCTGCCAAATCACGAAGACCTTGTGCAACCTTGCCGCCACCTACTTCATTTAACAGTTCTACATCACCTACTTTACCAGCATATTCACCAATCTCGGCAAAAAACGATTGTTTTTCTGCCGAGGCAGAAGTGTCTTTAACTTGTCCGCGTGCACAATATTTAACTGTAAATCTTCGTGGATCTAATGCCATATTAAACTCCCATTATTACTATATTTATTATAAAAACGGTAGAGAAAAAAGGGGGGGAAACCCCCCCCCTAAAATGTTCACTTCCTTGTGAATTTTCTTCCCTGATATCTATTAACCTATGGCACCAGCGCCGCCTGTTGCAACACCTTCACCTTGGTTATAACCGCCAATATCTTGGCGTGCATGGTCGTAGCGTAATGTAGTAGTTATCAAAACTGCGTCACTAGCTGCATAATCCAAATCAGTATAATCTACTTGCTGGAACCAGCAACCTTCAATAGTCCAACGTTCTGTTCTATTATCATTGCCGTCCAACATATCAAGATATGTTACAAATTTGTAAATTGATGCTTCACCTGCGGCTGCAAGCCACTGGCCTTCCGCACCAATTAACCATTGCTGCTTCTGAAGTTGTTCTTGAATAACCTGTGATGCGGTTCCTGATACATCATCTTCGAAACTAAGTGTAATAGGTTCAAAGGTATATTTACCAGCAACCCAAGCACGGGAATTGTAACGATCCAATTGAACTTCATCAAAAGATAAAACTGGACGCGTAACAGTTACTGCTTGCAAACTGAGTGGTTGTGAATTAACCCCACCACCCAAATTAGCGAACGTAATACGCCAGCGGTTCTTCTGTCTTGGATGGAGAATACCTGTTCCTACACCAGGGATACCTTGATCATTAATTGTAGCCATTTTACTTTTTCCCTTTAAATGTTCTCTTTATGTATTTACCATAAAGTTCAAATTATTCCTTAAATCTCTGCTCCGGTTGCAACTATACGAATTGGAATGTAAATAAATTCAGCCGCTTTAACAGGTTTTAAAGCAATGTCTATGTACATTTCATTTCTATCGATACGATCTGGTGTGTTATTACTATCATCACAAACCGTAGCAAAGTCATACAAGCCGCGTTTGATAATCAAATCACCAAGGAAAGAATCAACGACCGCTTTTAAATTATCGCGTGTTAACTGATCATTTGGTTCAAACACAAAACTCAACGTATTTCTACGAAGTTGGCGTTTAATATATTTGATTAATCGTGAAACGTTTACACGATCCATCGCACTAGCAGCAGGTGCTGATGTTTTTTGACCCCATACAACAAATCCATTTCCTGGAAAGAATGCTATAGGGTTGATATCACCACTTGCAAGATATTGATATAATGCATCGCGCTGTCCTGGATTTAATGCTACAGAAACAAATGTTGTTGGTGTACCAAGTTCGCCAGTAACATATCCCAAATCACTAATACCTGTAATAGTACCACGACGAATACCAGCTGGTGCAAACCACAAATAAGATACATTATCACTATATGTGTAAGTACGCAATGCAACACCAGATGCCGCAACAACTACATTCTTACCATCAAGGTTAGAAGCAAGTGCGTGTGGATAATAGTATGCTACATGTACAGAGCGTTGACGTGCTGTTGTTGCAGCCCATCCTGTAGATGGATTTGTGATTCCATCTGGACTTTTATCCATTGGGGTATCAGCAATAACTAATGCTTCGTCTTGCATATCGGCCACAAGTGCAAGAAGTTCGTCTACTACTTCAGGAAAACCTGGGCACAATATCAAATTATAATCAAAGTTTTCTGCACGAATGTCAGTGTTACCATTAATAGATGCTTGTAATGCAGTTACGATAGCAACACGGCGAGCGGCATCATTAGCGCCAAGCATTGTTCCGTTTAAAAATTCAAGTGTAAATTTAAAATCATCTGTAGCGGCAAGTAAAAAATCACCTGCTTCAGTTGGCGTAAATTCACCAGCAATTGTTCCACCACCTGGAAAAGTTGGATAAAGACCAATATTACTTGATACGTAATCAAAACCATCGTATATTCCTGTCGATGCCATATCATAACCATTAGCAAATATATCAAGTGCTGATGCTAAACCAACAGCACCAAAGAAATCTGTTTCTATGTTAACAAAAGAATATGCTTCAAAAAGGTCTGCCATTGCGGTTCTTGCAAGATCTTGTAGTTCTGTAGCTGTTACTGTTACTGTTGTACCTGGAAGGTCACCAGCTAAAGCATCTTTTTCATTTATAAAATTTTGTACAAGGTTGGAAAGTGCAATCTGTGCTTCTAATGCTTTCGCATCAAACATATCGCGAATATCTGCGATATCGTCATTTAAATTAACATTTGTACGTATAACATATGCGCGGTTGCCTATGCCAAGGTACTGGTTCAATGCAAATAAACCATATTCATTTCTTGCATCGCCGTGGTGTGGATCGCCTGTTGTACCATCTTCAAGGAAACGTGGAATACCATATAATTGTGTACTCTGGCTCAAAGATGTAACAGTACGAACAACATCGTATTCATAAGTGCCTTCAGCTGGTGTAATACCATCCGGCTGAAGCTTTTCGTCTGCTGTAGCAATAAAAAACAACGGAACGGTAGGTGCTGACACAGGGATGAAAAAACTTTCATCCGTTACTGTTACGCTTACTCCTGCGCTTACCAAAGTTGCCATATCGGATTCTCCTTAAACTTAATATTATTTTAATCCACTACCCTATTGTGGCTGTTAGTATTTATAAAGACGTACCCAAAAACCCGCAAATCTTATTAAATTTTGGTTATATCTACGTCACTTAGGGAGAATACTTTTTCATATTCTTCACCCTGTGCATCCAAATCTGCTATAATATCGTATGAATTTTTTACATTACTTCCGACCGCACCAATTCTAAGGTAAATATCTTTAACATAATTATCATGGACTTTTGCTGGTACCGAAAGGTAAATAGGTGCCATAAATCCCAATCTAGATTGAATTAATCTTCTATCACCACCTACGGGTACGGTTTCATCAAATCTAACATCCAACATTTCTACGGAAGTCATTTTTGTCCAATCAAATATGTCATCATCCGTCTGGATTTGTAATTGTGGATCGAAAAGTGTAAATATTTGTTCCATTATTTGATAGTGTTGGTCTTGATTACTAGCCCAGATAAACAGTTCAAAAACAGCACGATATGGTACGGGTTGGCGTTGTTCTACCACCTTCATATCATCTGGAAATTGGCCGCCCGTTGGCATATAGGTGGTTCTACGTTTAACCCCCACACCTTTTCGCAATTCTGGTGCCATATCAACGTTAACCAATTGGAATGTCATTATAGGTAACCTAATAGGTTTGTTTTGTGTGTTTTCGCCTTTTATTGCAGCCACAACCCGATCAGTACTGGCGTTTTTTATAGGAACGTGTATTAATTCTGGTTCTTTATCATTTCGCATTCCAACCTGAACTTGAATACCCGCAAATATAGCCGCAAATTGTACAATATATTTGCGCAATTGACTTGAATAGTGGTAGTTTTCTAAAACTGATGTTGCCATTAACCTTCCTCACAATTATCGTCTATAGTCTCACGATTTCTAGAAATTTCGCTATTTGGAACAGCGTTTGGACTAGTTATAAATTCTTTTAATGTTGGTTTTATTGGATTGTGAAAAGCACGCTGATCTGTTTCCAAGTATATCCATCTACCTTTCGAGGCTGAATATCTATACAACCTTGCTGGTAAATCCGCAGCTAAACCTGAATATGTTAATCTATGATAATCCCCATGCTTTGGTTCTTCTGGATATTGATCACCGGTTGTGAATGGTGCATTATTTGGTGGCATTGCATCTTCTACATATAAACCTGTTGAATTTAATCCAACCTTTTGGAGATTCGGTATTCCTTGTTCGGCGGCGGCTTTTATTTCTGATTCTTCCCACGCTCTAATAGTGTTAGAACCTTCAGCGCCATTTTCTGGACGGTTATCACGTGCTTCAGCTTCTATAGTTTTACTAACATCAAAGTAGTCTTGATATATTTCATTTTTACCATCCTCACCTACAACAAGTCCCATTGCATCAGGTAATGATGCGGCAAGGTCGCCAAATATATCTTGTGTTTCTTGCGAAACAAAAGCAGGTTGTGCAACAATTCGAAGTAATGTTGGTTGCCATCCTGGTGTAAAACCTTCAGATGCCCATGTTACATCTGTAACTTCCATCCATTTTAAAAGTCTTTTCATTTCTGCTGAATATTGCGCTTGACTAGGTATTTCTACAATATCACCAATAACAATAGGTCTGCCTAACGCTGCTACACAAGCGGAAAAGCTTGCTGTAATATAAAGTGTTAATGGCATATCTATACCAACACGAGATAATTCTGTCATAGCATCTACTATTTCATAAAATGCTTTTATTGGGGTTTCTTCATCAGCATAACTGCGATCACGATTTTCAAGAAATACTTTATCTTGGATATTATATTCATCTGTAGCCATATAGTTATGAAACATTTGGAGTGCTACAACTGCCCATACATCATTGGTATCTGTACCATTAAATTCTATCGGTCTAAGTCTCCAATAGCGTGATGGAATTGAATGTTTTACTAATATTGTATTTAAACAATCATCATCCGGAAGAAGCACAATATTAACACCGTACCATTTTACACCATCATCAGAACGTTCAAGTCTAGCTTTCGTTACTCGACGGTTCTGCTGAGAACTTTGTTTAATTGCAATTGCTGTGATATGCTTATAGATGCTTGTATCAATGCCATAAGCACGACGAGACTCGTCGTCTGTTTTAATGTAACCGAAATCGTAACCAATAAAAGCAGAAGCGATAACACCACTTCCTTTTTGAATAGATCGCCATTCGGAAACATATTTGTCAAATGCATTTTCTGACGGAAAATTTGGTAAATCTCCATTTGATATTGCCTCCCCTCTTCCAGTACAATCAACAAGTTTACTTTGTTCATGTACACCTAACATTTTATAAACGTTTATTGTTGCACCACCGATATTTAAGGCTTCATTAACTAAACCATCAATATATCCATTAGCAGTGTCGTTTTCTAATTGAAATGGGCCACATCTAAGATCATTATTTTGAATAGCTTGGAATCCCTTCCCATCTGCGGTAGGCACGCATGATTGGCTCGGATGTTTTTTACCATTCGAATCCAAATTGTAATCAGGACCAACAGAGTTACTGCAACTCCCTTTATCAAATTCATTACATGCCATTAATTATTTTTACCTTATACTTTTGATTTAAAGTCAATTTCATCACCAAAATCAACGTCACTATCCATTGAATCATCGTCTGACATATCATCGTCTGACATATCATCGTCTGACATATCATCATCCATTGGTTCTTCTTCATCCAACAATGAGGAAATAAGACTATAAACCAATCTACGCATTTCTTGCATATCTAACCCATGTTCTTCTGCAAATGCTTCTACATCTTCATCGGATGGTTCTGGATTATCTATAAAAAATTGCTTTATTTCTCCAAGATCATCTGTATCATCTTCTAATGTATTAAACTCTTCTTCTTCAGACTGTGTTCGGTGACGAAGAATATCAGATAATCGATATGCTTTACGTACTACAGGGCTATCAGTAGCTGTAGTTGTAGTTGCATCCATCATATCCTTATTATCTGGAATGCCCATGTCACCATAGCCGCCCATTTCTTTTATTACTTTGTCTAATATTGACATGGTTTTTCTCCTTAACCTAAAATAAACGTTGAATACTGACCTACATCTTCTGGTGTATCAACTATATAATTATCTACTTCTTCTTCTAACTTTTCACGTATCGTATTTGCTTGTGTAATCAATTCCGATGCATTTAAAGATATCCCACCACCAGCGCCTGGTAATGAAGAAAACTTACCACGGATTTGCGCTAACATTAACATTGCTTCTGACAATGCGTAGCGTTCAATCCAACGCTTAGTAAGTCTATCTTTGAATAAATCTTGTTCTGTTCTTTCTATCATACAATCCAATAGAACACGTTCTGGACGTGTAAATGAATTAAAGAAAGAAAGCACACGATTATTTTCATGAAATGTATGTGTTAATCTTGTTGCAAATAAATGCTCTAATTGTTCTACATATTGTGCTACTAAGTGAAAACTTGTTAAATCAAAAGTGCCCATATTATACAAATGTTGAAGTACTACTTGACCATAAACACCCGAACCATGTGCAGATGATAAAAAGGCAGATGTAAATCTATATGCGGCAGTTACATTGACAATTCTATGATATCCCATTACACGATTAGTCATAATATATTGTTGTTTACCAGGTTCTATATTTAAGAAATAAAATCCTCGTCTATAAGCGGAACCTGTTACCGTTCTAAATGTTTCTAATGCATTTTGAATTGCGGTGTCTAATTGATAGTTTGTTAATTCTACTTTAATAGCTGGATAACCTAATTGTGCTCGAAGACTATCCATCAATTCACGGCGTTCATCTGGCGTGCCATCAGTCCCAACACCAATTTCCATATAAGATGGAACACCAGATTTACCATCATTTCCGGCAGTTGGTACTTGTAGTTTTCCATATGGTGATAAATTAGACCACAAAAATGAACCATCATTGATAAGACGTGCAGAATAAACGCGACCGGTAGTATCACGTTCATATGTATATCCTGTTACCGGATTAATATCAAATTCTGTAAAATCTGCAAATCCTGTACCAACAACAACGGGTTCTGAAACTGAACCGGGTGGTGTTGGTATTAATATCGCTGTACTACTACCAAGTTTGGTAGTTCTAAATGTTATACCACCTGCTGGATTGATATATGCTGAAACGTCATATTCTGCTTCAACCCATGCTGTTCCATCCCACATCTTTAATATATTTTCCGATGTGTCATACCACATACTTTTTCTTATTGGAAAATATGGTATTGTAGAAAATGTGACTGTTGTCCATGTTGTTCCATTACGAACAAACAATGCATTATTTGTAGTATCATACCAATACGTATTATTTGGTATACTTGTTGGATCGAACGGGGAGTCTATTGGATTTATAATATTCCAACCAGATGCTGGTGTATTATAAACCTTCCATTCGTTTGTTGTTGGATTATACCACGCATCACCCATTACTAATACAGTTGGATCTGTTATCTTTTCTATAAAATCAACAGCTACCCAATCACTACCATCCCAACGTGTTAAGGAAGAATCTGTTGTATTATACCACAGGGTATCGACAACGATGGCTGTTATTTGTGAAGGATCATTACTTGAAATAACAAAACTTATCACAAGATCCCATTCATTGTTTACTACATCCCAAACTTTTAATTCATCATTTGTAGAATTCCACCACAAATCACAAGAATTAACATCTGTTGGATCTTCTGCCCACACTAATATATCAGTATCTACCCATGCAGATAACGATGTTGAATAAATTTTTAATTCTTCAGTAGAAGATTTATACCAAACTAATCCATCTGTAAGTGTGGTTGGTTCTATTTCGCTAATTATAGAAGTTGATGTAATATCAGACCATGTAGAGCCTACGCGCAAATTTAATTTATTACTAGTATCATTAAACCAATATGTACCATCTGATAATGTGTTTGGTGCTTCAGGCCAATATATTGCAGATTTTTCATCCCATCTAATTGTTGTTTCATTCCATTTGTATAAAGTAAGTGCTGCTTCATTATACCAATATGTACCACATTGAACTGTTGGACATATGCTTGGATCTTCTGCTGAAACTAACGTAATTTGGTTGCACCATGTTGTACTATCCCACTTACGTCCTATGGTTCCATTATACCAATACAATGAACATTCTGGATTAGTTAAATCATATTCACCTTCAATATGATTAATAACATTCCATCCTGTTGGATTAGGAATATTATTTCTATTTAAAACTTTATTTGCAGAATCATACCAATAAGTACCCATAGCTATAACAGCCGGATCGGTAGGTTCTACTATTGCATCAATTTTATCGTGTGTCGTTCCATCAAATTGGTAAAGTTGTTCTTCTGCTGGGTCCCAATAAAAACTATTAGTGTTTGGTGGAACTGGTGATTGTGGTGGATTATCAGATAGCTGCATCTGCTTATTAATTTCATCTACCAAATCTTGATATGTGCCTGCATTAATACCATCAATAGATACTTGAATTGTTCTATAGTCGTAACCTGTTGGGAAACTATTATCAACAATTATATCAAATTCATATGTTGCACCCGGTAATAGTCCAGTTCCGTCAGTAGGTAAAATTCCCGAACCATTTGTACCCAATTTTACATGTTGATAAGATGGGATACCTGTTCCCGCTTTATCACCGTATGAGTCTGAATATGCACGGACACCTTCGGAATGATATCTATATTGTGCATCTACAGCATAACCACCAATATAATAGGCGGTATTAGGTTTAATATTGTTAATAACTAAGGAAGTTGTTAATGTTCCATTTTGTGCCTTTAGTTCTGCTTCGTAAAATACACCTACTACAAAAGCATCACCTATTTTATCCGCTGTACTTAGATCAGCATCTGCTGTCGGGTCTGCAACGTATATTTCACCATCTTGCGGAATATTTGAAGCATCTAATGGTTCAGTGCGAAGAAGGATTAAAATACCTGCATATGCGCCTGCTTCACCAGAATTGCAACCATGGGCAGGTGTAGGAATATTCCATTCTACTGTTCCCTGACCAGTAGCTGGAACCCCTTGTTTAAAAGTTAGTTTTATTTCTTGACCTTCTGTTTTTAGAGCAAATGCAGAATCGCCAATAGGATCGAAAACGGACATATAATACTCCTATCTATGTATTAAGTATTTATACCATTCGTTGGGAATAATAGGTTTATATTGTGGTGAAATACTGATTTTTATGATCTTTCAGTTTCGCGGGTGTTTTTAAGAAGCCATTTTTGAAGTTTTAATGATTGCCAATAGGTTGAATGGTCTTCAGAATCTATATCGGGACTAACACCTTCAAATATTATTTTTATAGGGGTGGGTTCATCTATATTTCTATAGACCCATTCAATAATAATTTTTTGGTTAGGTTTCAGATTTACCTGTTCCTTTTCATCTTTACTTTCACCAATAACAAGCTTACAATACTTTTTTACAGTATATTCTTTAACTTGTTTAGGAGTTACTGCAATAGCTTCTCTTAGCTTTTCTTTGGAATCAAGATACTCTTTGAAAGTAAGTTTCATTACCATTACGAAAGTTCCATTGTTATTATTATTAAGATTATTTATATTAGTTATCAATATTCGTGTAAAAAATATGTTACATTGGATTTCTATACATTAATTCGGATATTGCAAAGTCTTTATTTCTTCCCTTATTTTCAACAAATCCAAATCGTTTATAAAATTTTATTAACCTTGAACGCGACGTAGTTCCATGTCTAGAATCTTGAAGTCCTGGGGTAAGAACTATCATCTTTCTATGCACATCTGCATAATTTACAAGGTCTGCCATAACAGCAGAACCAATCCCCATTTTACGGTTGGCTTTTGGAACTTCAAACATACTAAGAGTTATAATATTACCAGTTTCATAAACATGAAATGCGGTTAAGTCATATTTAGCCTTGGTTTGTTCTGCAAATTCGCTTATAGATTCAAATAATTCTGATAGTCTCATATTTATATTTATTTTTCAGGCAATAAAAAAAGCCACCCGAAGGTGGCTTTTTTGTGTTACATCCATGTAACTTGCGATTAAGCAAGGTCAAGGTTAGCAACGTTGATCTTACCGTAGTAGTCAGCGCTGTTACCAAGAGATGTTTGTGTTGTAGTGAATACGGCTTTACCGTAACGTGTCATAAGACTTACAACTGGCTGGAATGTAGTTGGGTTAACAACAACACCAGATGACATCAATGGAATGTATGGGCAGTAGAAGTAACCAGTATCAGTTTCTCCATTTCCGCCTTTATAACCAACAAGGATTGTATCTGAAGCTTGACCCATTGGTGAAGTAGCTCCACCGAGATCAAGACCAGCACCTGCTTGGTTCCAAAGATAGCTATAAACCTTAATTGTACCGTTAAGTGTACCAACCATCATTGTGTTGTTTGGACCTTTAAAGCTACCATCAACAGCTGGTGCGAAGACTGACTTAGCAGCAGACTGAAGAATAGAAACGATAAGAGGTGAAACAACGATGAAGTTACCAGCACCACGACGTGTTTTACGTGCAATTTCGTTTGCTACACGATTGATGATAACACCAAGGTTAGCAAGACGGTCACCTACATAAGCAGGCGCGTAGTTACCAGCACTGAAACCATATACACCAGTACCAGCACCGTCAAACGTGTCAACAGTACCTGCAAGTGCAAGAAGATCAGTGATGATTTCTTGGTCAATTTCCTGAACGATTTCAGCAGACAAAGCCTGTGTCATTTCTGATTCAAGATCAAGACCGTGCTGTGCATTAAGATCTTGCATAGCTTCGATTGTCCATCCAGCTTGGAGCTTACGGCTTCCAGCTTCAACAGACTGACTTACAACGTCCATAGTCATCTTACGACCACCAGAACCTTCGATGAAGCTACCAGAACCACCCCAAACAGAACCTGCAACTACTTGACCAAGTGCGTTTGTGTAACCAGTGTTACCAGCAGATGCGCCAAGGCTTGAAGGCCATGCATGACCATCAGCGTTAAGTCCAGTGATACCTGTTGTTGTAGTATCAGCATTATCAATAGCACCTGCACCCGCTGGTTGATCAGCAGCTGGACCAGCAACTTCTGGTGAGCCTGTGTTAGGACCAGCAGCGCCAGAATACCATTGACGAATTGGTGAACTATTACCAAATACTTCATCATCTACCGCAATTGCGCCTGGAAGACCAAATGGGTTAGCGTGTGTAGTATTAGCAACAGCTTCTGCGTAACGATAACGCAACGTGTAAACCAGACCAACTGGACCAGTCATTGGCTGTACACCAACAAGTTCTGTAGCAATTGTGCCTGGAATGATACGACGGATCATTGGGATTAAGATTTTACGAAATCCAGCAATGTCGTGTGCTTGTGTAGAGCCTGCTGCCGCAGATTCAGCAATCATTTGCTGCTTCTGGTTTTCAAGCAAAGGTGCTACAACCTTTTGTTTTTGTGCGGAAAGACCTTCAAGCAATGCTGCTTTAGTTTCTGACCAATTTTCGAAAAGTTCATTCATTAGTTTTCTCCTCAGAAAAATGAAATTAAAAGTTAATTATTTTATTCAATACCTGCAAGCTTCTTGTAGTAAGCAATCTGTGCTTTATGTGATGAATCACTTTCTATCACGATTTCTTCTTCCTTGTCGCCTGTGATTATTACGCCTTCTTCGATTTTTTCATCTTCGTCGTCTTCGTCGTCTTCTTTATTAGACTTCTTAGATTTCTTAGATTTCTTATCGTCTTCGTCGTCATCATCTTCGTCTTTTTCTTTTTTACTCTCAGCTAGTACTGAACCTTCCTTCTCTGAGGTTTCACGGAGTACGCGACCAATAAAGGTCTTATATCCTTCTTCCAAATGTTCCGTGTCAACATTACGGAGGATTGCTTCCATCACTTCACGCTGGCGGCCAGTGAGAGGTGATAAAACTTGTTCCATTGCAATTTCGCGTTCAATTTCTTTACGCTTAGATTCAGATTCAGCAAGTGCTTCTTCTACGTCACGTAAACGTTCTTGTGTTTCACGCAATGAAATTTCAGCCGAATCTTCATCGGCATATGAAGCCACAAATTCTTCAGCAAATGCTTCAAATACGCGGCGTCCGAAATCATTCTTACGAACTGTGTCAAGGTCTTCACGCAATTCTTCAATTTCAGCAGCAAGGCGGATTTCAAGGAATGCATCAACTTTTTCTACAAGTTCCATCAAGTCATCTTTTAACTCGTCTGACATTGCTGCTTTAGCTTCAACTAATTTTTCAGCATATTCAGCTTCAATATCACGAAAACGTTCGATATCTTCTTTGAGTTCTTCGACTTCTTTAGCAAGAAATTCTGTAACCTTAGAATCGACAGCTTCAATAAGCTGATCGCGTTCTATAACCCACTGTTCTGTGAGTTCTGCACGAACGTCTGCCGCAGCGTCATCCTTGGCAACAGCAATCGCTTCGTCCAATTTAGTTTGGAAAGCACTTTCTAAATCTTTTTTAGTTTCTTCAGATAGTACTTCTGCTTCCAATAATTTTTGCAGCAGTTCTTCCATTGTTTTTTCTCCTAAAATGTAAGTTAATAATTAAAACTATTTCAATATAAAAAAGTTATAATTTTGCTATGTAAATATTTATTTAAATACACAAAAAAGGATTTTGATTTCACTATAAAACCAAAATCCTTATTTGTTTCAATAAGTTATAGTATTATAAAAGTTAAAAAATATTTGAACTTTTTATAACTTTTTATTTTCTTTTAGCAAAAAGCCCTGTATTCAACCACTTTTCTATTTCACGTTTGAAATATTTTTGAGCGGCTGGATCGTGTTTTACAGCTTCAGAAAGCTCAAGAATGTTATGTCCATTCTTTGCAAATTCTAAACCTTCAACCACTGTACTTGGATATGCATTCGGTGCAGAAGGTTGTGCAACAATATCAACTGTTACAAAATTGAATCCCTGAACACCACCATCTTCCATTACTTGACCAGCACCACGCGATGATACACCAAGTGCAACACCAGAATTCGCAAGTTCTCTAGCAATATTACCCATAGGGGTATTAAGTAATTTTGCTTTACCAATTGCATTACTTCCTTCAACACGCAATTCTGTAATAACGTGTGAAATACGATCAAGATTAATCGTTAATGTTTGTGGATGATCCAGTTCACCAAAAATACCATTTGATTCTTTGATGCGCTGATTGGCCGTTTGTACTGCGGCATTGATTTCATTCATTGGATAAAGACGACCGTTACGGTTCTTTATACCACCTTGCATGAAAATACCATTAAGCCACATATGTTGGCCATCTTGGGATGATTCCCTAATAAGGCCAGCTTGTGATGGTGTCAATTCTTCAAATAGTAATTGTGTCATAGTTGTTTCCTTACTCTACTTTTCCAAAGTTATGCTTAGCACGAAGCGCAAATTCTAATTCATTTTGCTTTTCGTATTCAGCACTACCTTTTTTGTGTGGACCAGATGCTTTAAGTTTGCTAAGCATGGATTTAAGTTCTTCTTGGGTTTTACCCTCATACTTACCACGTTCTTCTGTATCCATTTTACCGGCTTTTGCCCATTTTTCAGGTAAAAGTTCTTCTAGTAACATAAATAAATCCCTTTTTAATAGGTTAAATTAAGACTTAGCTGTACCTAGATTGCGGTCACGACCATCATCAAAGTGATCTGGTTTTGGTGTTGGTTCGAGTACTTTAGCAGGCTGTTTACCGCCGTGCTTAAATTTAACCTTGTCTTTTTTGTTCATATCAAGGTTTGGATCATCTTTATTTCCATCTGGACGCTTGACTGTTTTCTTACCGCCGTTATCGAATTTGACATCGCCTTTAACTTTATCATCCATAACTTTACCAGACATTGCAAATGCTTGGTCGCGTGTTTGTTCTTCAAGTTCTTCGTCAGAAACTTCTTCAACTGCTTCTTCACCCATGATTATTTCACGAGTTTTAAGTTGAAGATAATCGTGTAAATGTTCACCAGCTTTTTCAGCATCACCAGAAATAAGAGATTCAAGCATCTTGCTGATTGCTTCTTTCTTAATTTCAGTTGCTGTAAGTTCTTTTTTGTCACCCCTAGCCATTTTATTATTCCTCATCGTTTGTAATTGTAGTATCGGGTTCTTCAACTACTTGTTCATCTCCATGAATTACTTCTTGCATCTTGCCTTGTAAATAATCATGAAAATGCACTTCAGCTTGTTCACCCTTATCATTGATCAAATTATCAAGCATTTTATTAAGTGCTTCTTTGTCACTAGACATAAGTGTCTCCTTTATTTATGTGATTTATTATATTTATGTAACTTTTTACACACCTGGCGTGTTACCACCCGCTGGTGGTGGGGTTCCGCCAGCAGCGCCTGCGGCAGTTGGTTCACCACCAATACCTAATTCTGCACCACCGAATCCGCCACCTAGGGCACCAGCGCCGCCCATTGGCATACCTTCTTCAGGTGTACCATAAATTAATTGCAAATCTTTAGGATCTTTACTATCTGGATCAATACCCAATTCTTCACGTTTTAGACGTTCATTGGTTATTAATTCTTCATCAGACATTTGTAAATAGCGTTTCAATGCGAATCGCTTAGACATATAATTTAAACCATCTGGTGTTGTGTATGCACTAAGTAACTGACTATCAAGTTCAAGTTGACGATATTTACCAAAGTTTGAAGGCTCTGGGAGTATTACACGATACATCGATTCATCAATGCGAATATTTGTTTTACGCAAAAATTCTTTAAATTCGGCATCTAAAGTTTCTTCAATAAAACCTTGTAGCCTTTCAATATATAAAGCGAATCTAAGTTCTTGGATATATGCAATACCCACCTTTCCATCATTCCATATTTGACCACCTTCTTGTTGTTCAATCATATATGAAACTGGAACTTTCAAACCACGCCATACTTTACGTTGAAAATATTCCAAATCTGACAATTCACCAAGACCTTGACCACCAGGTAAAGTATCGACCCGTGAACCACGACCGTCTGGACGTGATGCAAAGAAAAAATCTTCATTCATTGAATGTGGATTATAAACAGAATCAACTTCATTTTGTCCACCATTTATAGTTGGAATCTTTTTCTGTTTAATCTCATTTTTAATACCTTCGAGATATTGTTTTACGCGTTGCGGTGGCATTTTACCAACGTCAATATAAAATACACGACGTTCTGGTGCACGTTGTACGCGGTAAATAATAACAGCATCTTCTAATAATTCTTTTTGTTTGTGTGAACGATAAACAGGACGAAGAACAGATTCACCAAATGGTTGAGTATCTGCCATATCATCACTTAATGTGAAACGTACCATATCTTTCGCTGGTATTATTTCACTTTCTGTACCGTTGCCATTTGGCTTTCCACCGATTGGCATAGAATAGCCTGCAACTTTAGGTCTTTCAACATCCTTTTTAATCTGCCATGCTATAACTTTCGTCGCATCAGTTTCATCAACAACAGCAGCGATAACATTCTTAGGATGAATAAATTCCCATCTGTCTTTTATTTTTTTACCCTTTTTAAAAAATACATCACCATATTTTATAGTTAACCGTGCAATACTATAAAGACGATTTGGAAATTTATGCAATTGCGCCCAGCGACGAAGAGCCGCTTTTAATGTTAAAACAGCAACACTTTCAACGTTGTCTTCATCTTCAGTTAATATATCAATTAATAATGGTTCTTTAGTTTTTGGGTTATTACCTGTCATTTCTTCGGCTATCGTATCAAGGGCGCGTGATACTTCAATATCATTATCCATAAGGTCATATTCGCGATATCGCGTCATTCGCGATGCCGAACCTTGGACTAACCTTTGGTACCATGTGTAATTATTATATGCACCTGCGTCAGCCATTTCCTGGCTATCGGTCATTTTTACACTGGTAGGTTGTGGGGTTACAACCTTAAAATATCCTGTCCATTTTGCTGTCGTCATATTAATTTTCTTTTAGTTGTTATATGTTAGTGTATTTATAAGCATCAAAAATGGGCTAACTATACGAAAGGGTTACATTGTTGATGGTCGTTTACCTTTAAAATTGCTTCTTCGCACTTGATCATTTATAGCTTTACCAGTTTCAGAAACCGCTTTAGCCTGTTCGGTATTTTGCATATTAACCATTTTTAAATGTTCATCGATTTTTTGTAATATCATACTAATATCTTCATCGCGCTGAAGCTGCATTTTCATCATTTTTTCAGTTTGCTCGTCTTTATCAACTCGCATCTTCTCAGATTCTTGTTTCGCTGCTGTTTTTCTAGAGGAAGAGCCGCCTTCAGCCGCATAATAATCTGCAAATGCTTTAGTATCTAAACGTTTTTGTGCTTCATCACTACCAAAAAAACTTAAAACACTATCTACCGCCGTTCCTACAACATCACTAATAGTCTCTTTAGTATCTTCACCCAAATTATTATTAATTAATGTACCTACACCATATCCTGCGGCACCAGCAAGACCTACACCACCCGCACGTGCTAACATTCCACCAGCACCACCTAACATTCCACCGCCTGCGCCTGCACCGCCCATTCCAAACATACTACCTAATCCACTCATACCAAGCTTGCTAAAAATACTGCCTAACATATTTTTACCTGCCATTCCTAATACAATTCCACCAATACCTGTAATTAGGTTAGTAGCAAGACTTCCTATTGCGCTATTAGATGCGGCACCCCAATAATCCATAGCACCTAAAATATTTTTAGCGGTGGTACTTATTTCATTAGTTTTTTCCAATTGCGCTTTATCAATAACCAATCCTTGGCCAGACTCAGTTTCAAATGTTCTTGCTACTTGATCAAATCCTGTTTTTGATGCCATAACTTGCATTGCCATAGATTGACCCAAAGAAGAACCAGCACCAGACATTTCACCAAAAGTTTTTGCAGCATCTGATTGTATTTGTGCCATACGTATATCAGCATCTTTCTTTTGATCTGCTGTCATGGTTCTATATTGTACTTCGAGATTAAACAATTCAGTAGCTTCACTGCCCATTCCCATTGCGCCCATCATAGCACGCTTTTTAGCAGCTTGCTTCATACGTTCACGTGGGTCCATTCCTACTAAATTTTGGAATGTTTTTTGTAATTCTTTAGCACGGTCGATGGTATATCCCATGGTTTGATATTCAGCCATTCTTTGTTGAATGCCTAATACATATGCCTTACGTTCCTTTTCTTGTAAAGTTAAGAGAACGTCGCGCATACCTTGATCATTGATTAGTTCATTTGTTAAATTGGCGAATTCTTCTGCGGTATAACCCAATGCACGATAATTATCTTCATAAATTTTTGTTTGTTGAAGAACAGCATCACCTAATTGGTCTTGTGATACACCAATGCGAGCCATGTTCTTATGAAACATACCAGAAACTTTGGCAGCTTCTTCATAGTTAGTAGTTAAACCGCGTAATGATTTTTGGGATTCTATTAACGACTTCTTAAAGTCAACACCAGAAGTATTCATAGCCAAATTAACATGTCTAGTATCTTTTAAGATTTTCATGTAGGCAAGTTGGGATATACCCATTTCTTTAATACCTTCAATCCAACCAGCGTCTGCCGTTGCGGTTTGTTGTGCAAAACGTTGTTCTTGTTCCGCAAATTTCATAAATTCTTTAGCAGTATGTTTTAAGACTTCACCAAACTTACCTACTTTTTCTTTGGCGTACTCTACTCTATCTGTATGTTTCTTAGTTTCAAATTCGGCTTCTTCAAACGCATCTGTAAGTTCTTTTGTTTGTTCTGTTAATCTTTCAGTAACGCGCTGTTGGTTATTAATAAAATATTGGTACTGTTGTGTTTGTACATTCCAAGAACGGGTTATCTGAACACCCATATCTTCAAGTGCCCAGCCAGCTTTATCTGCCATTTTACTTACTTCAGCAAAGTGCTCTTCTAGTTCTTCACGATTTTCATAATGTGTACGATCAAGCGATTGTAATTGTTTAACAACGGCATCCATGGCAGTTGCCTGATCTTTAAAGCGAAGGGCATCTTCGAGGGTTTTAACACTATTTGAAAGTCCACGAACCAAACTTGATTCAGATCGTGCAAACGTTTCACCTAATTTTTTGGTAAAAACATCTGTAGTATATTTCATACCTTTAGTGGCAGCTTCATATCTTTTTACACTTGCATCAAAGTTCCTATCTGCGTCGTCACGCATTTTATATGCTTTGGCATCACTACCGCCGCCCGAACCTATTCTATCTGCTACGGCGCGACCCGCAAAACCAGATTGGTTGGCAACTAAACGTGCTAATGTTTCAAGAATTTGATTATCATCCATATAATAAAAACCTAATTATGTGTCTTATCTATTTATACATTAAGGATTTACACAATTTTCAGGTATAAATACTTGTATAAATAGAAAATACGTTATATGGAGAAGATATATGTCAGATAATGAAAAACCTATAGTAGGCGATCAGCCGAAAACGGATGTTGGTATGCAGCCACCATTCACAAATCAGACCGTTGTTAATCCATTATTATCAAGAGTTGAACTGCCGGGTAGTACTTTTCAATTACCATCCCGTGGTATTTTCTATAATAATGGCGAATTGCGTGAAGATGTTCAGGATGGGGAAGTACATATTCACCCCATGAGTGCATATGATGAAATTCTTATGAAAACACCCGATGCTTTGTTCTCAGGGGAAGCCGTTCATAAGGTATTTCTGCGTTGTATTCCACAGGTGGTGAAACCAACAGAACTATTATCTAAAGATGTGGATTTCTTACTAGTTTGTTTACGTCAAGTAACTTATGGTGATGAAATGGAAATTAGATATATGCACAACTGTAAAGATGCTAAAAACCATCCATACACGGTGAATATTCCACACTTTTTACAAAAATCTAAAAAGATAGACCCTACAACCGTTGGTAACACATACACAACCAAATTACCAAACGGGCAAAAAGTAAAATTACATCCTTCTAAATTTAAAGATGTTATAAAAATGTATCAGGATTCAAATCCTGAAGGATTGACACCAGAAAAAGAACTAGAGATGACGGTTTTTGTTATCAAAAGTATTATTCATTCTGTTGATAACATTGAGGATGGTAACATGATAGATGAATGGATACGTAAAATTCCAGCGACTTGGATTACAACACTATCCAATACGATAGAAAAAGCTAGTGACTTTGGTCCTAACTTTACTTTCAAAACCAAATGTAAGGATTGTGGCGCGGATATAGAAATCCAAAGCCCAATAAACCCCATAAGTTTTTTTATGTAATGCTGAAAAATGGAACACCCGACCAGATTTTGGCAATGTACAGACGATTAAATGGTGAAACAAAGGCAATACTTAACAGCATAGTTCAACTGACTTATTTCATGCGGGGTGGTATGAAATACGACCATATTTTATATGGTATGTCTTATATAGAGCGCGAAATAGCTTTTGATTATGTAAGTAAACGTCTTGAAATGGAAATGAAATCACCACATCCAGTATATTAAGGCGGGATAAAAATCCCGCCCTATATTATATTACTTTTTGCGATTTAAAGCACTTGCAATTGCATTTGCTTGTACTTCAGCATCGAACGTTTTATCAATAGTCGTACGACCATTAAGTAAATGTAACCAGTTGGCAGCTTCTGCCGAAGAATGATTCCGATAACGAGCGCCTGCTGGTGGAATAGTTTCACCAGAAATAAGAAATATACCTGCGTTGTTGCTTATCGCATAAATTGAAAGCCAGAATGCAAATGTAATACCCACCCACCAGAAAACTGGAATAACTAATGAAAGGGCGACCATACTTAACCACCAAACTAACCACAAAAAATCTTGAAATGGATTATATGCACTAGTATCCATGGTTCTAATCTGTTCTTGATAATTGGTCATCGAATCAAAAATCCAGCCTGGAATATCAACGTAAAGTGGAGTGAATATATTATGGGCAGTTTTTTCTAAACTGAAACTTGGTACAACGGCTGCAATCAATAGTGCACCCGTCCAAAGGAAGAAAAATAATATAAAAAGCTTGCGTGTTTTGTACATAATATTCACCTATTTTGTAACCTAAATAAATTATAATAAATTAGGTTACAAAAGTCAATAAATGAATATTTAAATAAATCAATAGGTTATATTACTTGGTAGGCTTCTTTCCACCATTTGGGAACCATTCCTAGGGATTGTGAATAAAGGTATCCAAAACTTCCATCTAGTATGTAAACAGAACCCGTATCTTCAGCTGAACGTACAATACGCCCACCACCTTGAATAATATCTATCATAGCCCTTCGACGATACCATTCATTGGACATTTCCATACGACGCTTAATCCATTGATCCCCAAGATATCCAAACGGCGTTTTAACAGTAATGGCAAACCTAGAAAGGTCATCTTTAAGATCAAGACCTTCTGTACATGATGGACTGATTAAAATAGCAGGTACATTACTTTCAATAAATCCCTGTATTGCTTCGTTTCTATTTGTGTTTTCATCGGGATTGTGATTATAGATAACATGGTTAATATCATCTGATAATTCTTTAACTAACCATTGTGCAACTTGATAATTAGCTGTATGTAAAATACCAGAATCATCCTTGTGAATTTCTAATAGATCTTTAATACGTTTAATCATTTGTTTTCTATCAGCTGCTTGTTCGGGTTTATTCCATGAAGCATTCATCTTCATAACAGGCATATAATATACGGGTCTATTTTCAATAGGGAATTCGGAATCAAGTGAAAGAAAAGCAGCTTCATCTGGATCAATACCTAAGTCGTAACAAAATGAAGTTTTATTCAATATTGTTGAAGACATGAATAGGAACCTATTAGCCATAGGTTCTAGGATCTTTTTAAATGAATATGATCCACGAAGACGTTTAAATTGAAACATTGTTTTATCATGTACCAACACAAAATGTTCATTTAAATAATCTATAGTACGTGTAGACATCTGTAATACATCTGCTACGTGATCTGCTAATTCATCAATTTCTTTCAATTTACTGAGTTCACTGCGTGTTATTTCTGTACCTGCCTTATCATATAGGTATTCATAATCTGATTCCATATCACCCAAGATTTCTTCCATTTTTGGTAAATATGACACCTTAACCCAATCGAGTGCATCTTCAATACTTGTTTGTACTTTAAAATTTATTCCGTATCGCTTACACATAGCATACGTGATATCTACTGAGTCAAAATCTACTAAGTGCCTTTCTAAAGTGTGTGCTTCATCTAAGACCATTAAATGGCGTTTTTTAAATACTTCAGTATATGTAAAAGACGTTAAAGCAAGTTTATAATTGAGTACAGTATTCGCTGAACTTTGTGCTTCTTTTTTTGCATTCGCAAAAGGACAATCTTCACATCTTGGTTTAACTAATGTACCAACGTTACATGATGTTCCCTTAGATTTACATTTATAATTTCCTTTTCCATGTAGAGAAGCGAGAAATTTTCTTCCATAATGTTCGAAGTCATTTTCATATTGGTCTTGAAGTATACGTTGTGGTGTTAATACGAATGAACTACCTAAACCTCCGTCTAGGTATTTTGAAAGGGTAAGACCTAAAATTGATTTACCTGAACCAACAGGTAGTTCAAGTATGAGATATTTGGAATCTTGTTGTGCAAGCCATTCAAGAGCTATCTTTTGGTTTTCACGTGGGATTAATTCAGGTGTAGCCCAACTTTCTAAAATTTTATTGTTATTATTATCCATCTGTACAAGTTTATCACAGCAATTGATTAAAAGCAAGTTTTCCAGGTCCACCTACGTGCTGCGCACTTGGTGAAGCCGAGCCATATATGTCTGCGCTATCGCTTGCCATATATGCGCTGGCTTGTTTTATTTTATGTCTAATTGTTGGATAAATTATCCCCTTCCCTCGTTTAGGTTATAAAAACCAAGGTCAATGTCCGAAGGGGTCACGGCTACCTAGTGGAAAACTACCACCATAACGTGTGAAATCTGGAATACCGCAGCATATCTGATTTCTACCTTTTAATGATATTCATCTAACGATGGACTAGCCGCAATAGCTTACGCTTCAAGTTGGGCACCGTACACCGACTTATTGGTGACAAGCAATAAGATTGTCTTCGTTGACTTGTATGTCACTTCTGCTTTTTTCTTCCTTGAGATTTTCCAAATGTAGATATACATTTGGTCGTACTTCACATCGTTCTATCCTTGAACGATATTCTTCATTTACATATAATCTAATTTTTTCTGATCTATCTACTATTAATTGAACATCTTCTATATCTAATTCGTTTTTATGGTTTTCAAAAAAATTTAATATCTGTATCCAGTTATAAAAGGAGAGAGGATTTTCACTGGAAGTAAGATTTTTAATATCTTCCTTCCAGCAGCCCATCAACTGCCCCAGTGCGCTGTCGGTTTATGTACACCTTTTCCGCCAATTCGGAATCCACCACCTGCGGACATTATAACCTTTTTTAATGTTTCTTTCTTACAATCTGGACAAATAGTGAGTGGTTCGTCTTTCATACTTTGTTGAACTTCTAAAATTATAGGCTCATCAGCCAGCGTGTTAAGATCGCATTTTTCATTTGTACATTTGTATGTGTATGTTGCCATACTTTTTACCTTTTATTTTAAGTTCTCTACTGTCTTTGCAATCCAGTATGCATCAGCAAGGTCTGCAAGCCCTGTAGTTTTCTTTAACCCCATATCCTCAAATTCTTTTAAGATATTTTTGGGCAAGCTTTCTATCATTTCTTCTTTTTTCGCTCGTCCACTTTCTGTAGCAAATTTTTTCACAGTTAGAGGAGCAATAATTTTTACAGGTTGTTTTTTAACTTCCTGAAGGTGACAAACAATTACAAATTGTAATCCACCCAAATCCCTAGTCGCATTACCTTTCATTCCAAAGGCAAGTCCTTCAAGAGCTACAATATCAGGTGCAAATTTATCATATACACTTGCGATATGTAAAGCTATTTCATATGCCTGACCAAAACGATCCCGTTCCTTATCTGATACGAAACGTTCCGAATAAATCATTTTACCATTTTCCAAAACCACTATTCCAGTAGAAGTGTAGCTTTGGTCTATTCCAAGGATGCGCATCATACACATCCTTCTATTAGATGATAACTACCAAACTTAGTATTTAAACTTTTAATACGATTATAAACCGTCCCATAAGGAATACTTAACTTTTCTGAGGCTTCTAAAATAGTAGCATATATCGTACCATCCACCATTACTTTTTTAGCATTGTAATGGTTTTGACCTCTACGTTTTATTTTAACGTATTCGGGTTGTTTTGTCCCCTTTAATTTTTCAGAAATTTTATCTTTGGTCTTTTGGGATAACAATTTACCTTTTTTATTGGTATTTCCCTTAAGACTTTTTGATAACTTTCTTTTTGTTTTATTAGAAACTGGCTTTCTTTGTTTAGCCTTTTCTGACAAATAATTTCGTAACTCTTTGCTAAGTTTTGGATATTCACCACCTGTAGTTAAGTTATATCCATGTTTATCTGCTAATGTACCATTTTCTTCAATGTACTTATTTTCAAGTGATAAAACTTCTTTTTCACTTTTGGTAGTAGCTAAAATAACCCCATTAAAGGCATCCTTACCATATTTTCGTATTGCCTTATGAAATAGGCACTGACTACCATTATCGGCATCGTAGCAATGTCTTTGCCACCTAACATTGAGTGTATTTTTTGTAACACCAACATATTTTTTATTATTTGCAGTGCAAGTCCACTGGTAACATATGTACATATAGTTATTGTCCTTATAAACGGTAGTATTTAGCTACACATTTAAAAGAATTCAATAACTTATAAATTCTTTTTTAATAATAACAAGTTATATTATGTTATTATTATACAATTTTCATTGCCCGTGCGAACGTGGCATCTTTATTATCAGGTTCTTCAAGATATCCCATACTGTTTAATGATACTACTTCATGACGAACGCCCATTAAACTATTTGCGCTCCATTCACGAATTTCAACCTTTACACATTTTCCAGTTACAAGTGTTTTTTCAATATGGTCAATATATTCCGCTTCTCTTTCCGTAAAAGGAATAATTTCACATTCAAAGACTGTTGAACCTGTATCATGGTCTACAACCCTAGAAGCAGGATGATGATATGGTAAAATTCTACTACCTTCCCAATAAGGAAGAACTTGAACTTCATCTTCCTTCCAGTACTTCATTATACAACTCCCATCGCATCATCAAATGCGCGAAATTTAATTTCCTTTTCAGATTCTTTTGTTACAGGTCTTTCATTCTTTTCACCATCAAAGAAAACAGGACAATCAGCATAACTTGCTGTAATTACTGTATCTTTGTGTATATCATCATTCCAGTAAAGAATAAGTTTGACTTTTACATCATCATCTTTATATAAATCCACATCCACCGAAAAATCAATATCGATAGTATCAATCAATCTATCAATAATCATTTTTTCCATGGAAGAAAAGGTTATCCTGTCGATAGGTTCAAAAAGGTGATGTATCATTACGTCTTTAATTACTGTTTTAGCTGCAAGAAGTGTATCTTGGTCGTTCATCTGTTTCTCCATTATGTTTAATGATTTGTTGTATTTATGCGGAGATTCTGTTTTTGGTGTATCTATACAACAATCTGCGGGAGGAACTACTAATTCATCCCACTGTTTTTTATCGACAATTAAACCGTCGATATATCTATCCTTAACTTTTCCACCTTCTTCAACAGTAACGAACATGTGCCATTTACCATCTATACCTTTATTCCAATAAGACATTGTTTTTGTTTCAGATACATCTAATCTGATAGTTTTATCTGCACGTGGGTATACACGTCCGGGGTGGCTTTTTATTGGAGTTTGCATAAAAATTTCATCATTAGTTTCAACAACATCAACACATAACCATGTTGTCCCATCATATACGTGGGTTGTTCCATGGACATAAAGTAAATCACCAATTTCCAATAACATATTAGATGGTTGTACTTCCATTCCAGGCATGGGATTTTCAACTAAATGTATTTGGGTTAAATCAAATTCTACAATATTCGTGGGTGCTTCATCATCAATTGTGACGATTCCATAATCATTATTATTAAAGGTAACTTTTCTAAATTTCATCATTCTTCTTCTTTTACAGAACTAAAACCTTTTGTCATTTGAACTACCATTTTCTTATCGAAAATGTTGCTGACTTCATCCCTATGGGAAATTATGAAAAGCGCTAAATCTTCATCGCGTGCTTTTCGTTTTAACATTCTTGCGGCATTTTGAACACCTACTGAATCGAGGCCAACGTCTAAAACTTCATCAAGCATACACACGTTTATACTATCATGTGATTTTTGAAGCACATCCCTGAATGAAAACGACAACGCAAGATTAACACGCGCCTTCTGACCGCTAGATAGGTTGCCAAAATCAAGTTCCCGCCCAAATTGTGAAATATGGGCTGTCATTTCATGAGTAAATTCAACCTTATGCGGTAGACCTAGGGCAATTAAGTATTCCTTTAATCGATGATTTAAGAATGAAAGGTTTCTATTCAAAAGCGTCTTTCTAATAAAACTATCTTTTTTGGTTAAAAGTTTCAATAAATAGTTTTGGTGCTTCATCAAATTATCAAGTTCATTTATAGAATCCATATCAATTGGTTCAAGCTCAATCATCTCTAGTTCTTTTAATGGTTCTAAATATGGGTTTACTGAATCTTCAAGTTCTTTAATCTTATCTTTAAGTTGTATAATTTTGTTTTTAATCTGGTATAATTCATCAATCGATGAAATAGTAATAGCATTTTTACATTGTAAAACTTCTTTTTCGAGTGCAGATACTATTTCATCTACTTCTACTAAACGATCAGCTTCTTCATCCAATCGTTCTTTTAATTCTTCAGCCTCTTTTTCTAAAATGTGTATCGCATCAATCAAATCACCCGTACCATGTTTATCACCATATGGACATTTTTCGTTGAGAAGTTCTTCCATTTTCTTAGCATATTCTACACGTTCACGTTCATAATTTTCTATTTCTTTAACAGTATATTTGATTTCTTCAGATATCATGTCAATATTATTTTTAGTACCGCTAATATTTTTTATAACAACATCTAAAAGTAATGTGGCATCAACTTCTTCCTGCTTTTTGTTTTTTATGGTATGTTGAGCATCCTTTATTTTATCTTTACTTTCATATTTCTGTAAACAATATGGACACTTCGCTTCTTCAAGGTGTTGAAGTTCTTCTTGGAGTTTTTCTGTAATTTTATTTGTATCTTTTATAAAATATTCCAAATCGGCTTTTTTTGAATTCAACTCGTCTAGTTCTTCTGTTAAAACCGTTAATCCATCATGTAATTCTTTCTGCTTTGAAAGGACATATGCTTCGGGCAATCTTTCTGCGGCCTCTTTATATGCTGCGGCCTTTTTAATATTTTCGTCTTTCCAGTTTACAATTTTTTCCTTTTCTTCCTTGAAGCGTTTAATATTAGTTGTGGCTATTGTATATTCGGTACTTATTTTAGTAACCACAGATTCAACTTCTTTCTGTTCTTCTTTTACTTTTAGAAGTTCAGTTTTAACCTTATCAATACGCTTATAAAGTGACTCTTGTTCCTTTATAGGAACATTTTCAAACTTTGTCAATTCAACTTTAATCTTTTCAATATCATCGTTGCGGGTTTCTTCCCAATCATTTACACGCGCACGTGCAGATTCCAATTGTATATTATGGCGATTGTGTTCTTTTTCTAATTGTTCATTGTGTTTAATTTTAATTTCAAGGCGCTGTTTGGTGTCTTTTATTGCTTCTTTAAGTCCTTCAGCTTTAACAGATAATTGGGTTAATCTAAACAATTCTTCCATAATATCTGATTGGTTTGCACCTGATGCGGCACGAACAGGGAGTTCTAAAAATGGCGTATGAGTAGCAGCAAAAGCAACTATACGAACAAACAGTTCATATGGTATGCCAAGTTTTTCCACGATAAAATTATCAAATTCTTTTGGATTGGCTGGTGTTTTATCTTGTTCCGTACTATCTAAATTTAAATCTGTTCCAGCCGGACGAATGTATATTTTTGATAAATTACCAACGCCTGTTATTTTTCGTCCACGCATTACGGTAATTAATTCACCATTTTTTTCAAATTCAACCGCTACTTCCATATTTTTCTTATTAATATTATTAATAAGATTGTCCATGGAAATTTTAGATATGGGTTTACCATATAAAGCATAGATAAGTGCATTTATCCAAACAGTTTTTCCAACACCATTAGCACCTGTACCGCTTGCAGTATTATCTAAATCTTCCCCAACTATTAATGTAGTGCCAACATCATCAAGATTGATCACTGTTGGTGCTTCACCATAAGAAAGAAAATTTTTAATCGAAAGTGTTTTAAACCTAATCATTACATTATTATTTTTTATTTTTTATGTTATACTTTTTGGTATATGTCTACTAACAAGTCGCTATTAATTAATTCTGAATCTATAGCCTTTAACATGTCAATTACCATTTCGTCTGTCGAACCAAGATCTTTTCCATCATCTTCAGCCGCCATATCAATATCAACCTCGGTATCCGTTAATGCTTCATGAATTTCAATAGATTCTTCAATTGTAAATTCCCGCAAATTATAACCTTCCATAAAAGTTCTTCTTAACTCTATACTTTCTTCATAAGTTATAGGAATGTCTGCAATGCAGCGTACCCGCGATTTGGGGTAAAGTGTAACCTTTTCACCAACAATATCTGTTAATTTTGCTTTTGTATATCTTGGACAATCTTCCCAATCATAGAATACCATAGTTTTAGTACCATGGTCAAATACCATCATACCTCGTTCACTGTCATCAGCATCACTGAAGTTTGTAGGAAACGTATTTCCGATATAAGTTACATTACCACTAGTTTGTCGTTTGTGAAAATGTCCAGAAATAATATTTTCTGGCGCAGAAAAGTCCGTATGGTCTGGGCCTGTTTTCATGGTAATATTATAACCTGTAACTATAAATCCTTTAAATTCAAAATGCCCTACCCAAAAAGGAATGTTATTGTAGTCAATTAAACTAGGGTATTCTTCATGAAATAGGAATGGACACATCAATACACCATCACCAATGTTGTCAAAAACGGTAGGTTTATCAATTATGGTAAAGTTTTCAAATTCGTGAAAAGGAATAACTGAATATATTTCCCTGTTATTTCTATTATATAAATCGTGGTTTCCTATGATAAAAAATACTGGAAGACCTAAATCATTGATTTTGGAAGCAATTTGGTAAGAATATGTTAAAGTGAATACATTGACAGCGTTTCTAACTTCATGCCAATCACCACAAAAACAAACATAGTCTATATCAGGATCTGATCTAACCTTATCACAGAACCAGTTAATATATTCCATACAGTCATCATTGTGCTGTTGTGAATTCGATTTAGCACCTACGTGTATATCGCTGAAAAATGCGCCTTTCATCAACCTAGGCTGATTTCCCATTTTTATTATTTCCTATTTTTTATAGTTATATTATTTGTCGAAAGAAATTAAATCATCTGAAGAACTATCTTCACTATCATTTATATCTTTCATGTCCTGCATTACTTGGTTGTGATCTTCTTCATCATGGACATGGTGATGATCGGAATCTGCATATTCAGCCAAGTATGTAAACGATGGATTTAAACCACGTTTAACTAATAATTCATCTCGTACAACCCTTTGAACTTTTTCACGATTTAAGAATTGTTTGAATGAATTTTTAATGCTTTGCGTATAGTATGCGAATGGATTATCACTGCGCATCGGGTCAAAACTAGACCACGTTTTACATAACATCATCATCGCATATGCCTGCATATCTTCATTAAAAGTATAACCGCCAAACTGCGCTGACCGGCCATATTTTGCTGTAAGTAATTGAAGCATTCTTGCTAGTGTGTCTGACATTACGCCTGTTTCTTTACAGGCTATGACTTCAACAAGCAAGTCTTTATTTCTTAAATAGTTAGTTTTTTTCTTGGGTGGCGTTTTTTGTTCTTCTTTTGCCATTTTATTCTCCAATTATCAGTATTATATATCACTTTTTAAGCTATGTCAACTGTAATAAATATCAGTAACATAGGTTAAGGAAATTATATGGCAAAATCGCAAGAAAATCCCTATAAAGTAAGGTTGACGGCTGCGTCTCGCGGCGGAAAAACTGTATCTTTTGATGCATCACCAACTGTTTCGGAAAATAGAAGCGTCAATTATGGTTCTTTAGACCCATTACACGCACCCGGTCAAATTCAGGTGTATAAGAATACCGCTTCACGCACCTTTCAAATATCGGACGTTAAATTAATTTCTAGAACAATTCAAGAAGCCGACCGAAACTTGGCAAAGCTTTGGACACTTCGCGCATGGTGTATGCCACGGTTTGGAAACAGTACCACATTAGAAGATGGCCAGCGACAAGCCCGTTCACGCAGAGAACAAGGCGGATACGATCCATATAGACCACAATCAGATAATGAAGAAGACTTGGAAAGATACTATGGTACTGAATTATTGGGTGCACCACCACCAGTTCTTTATCTGAGCGCCTATTCACGAAATGTTGGTTCGGAAACTAAACAAAATAAATCTGGTAATACATCAAACATATGGAACGTTTCACAACATATAAACCGCGTTCCTGTTGTTATACAACAACTCACAATACCTTATCCTAATGATATGGATTATATAACTACATCAAATGGTGTACCAATGCCACTAATAATGAATATTGATATAGCATTAATTGAAACTCATTCACCCAATTCATATGAAGGGTTTAATTTGGATGCGTACAAAAAAGGAATATTACAAGGATTTTAATTATGGCTTACAGTATTGATGATAGAAATACAAATTCGGTAGATAATAGAAATTCGCGCATGGTACAAGGCGGATTAACAGACAGATATACCAAAAGACTTGGTTGGTGGGAAAGACGTGCACTAGAAAAACAAGACAACGATCTTAGAATAACTGTGCGTGAACATGAAGCAGGACGACCAGATTTATTATCATATCGTCTATATGGTAAAGCAACTTATGCATGGATAGTTCTACAATATAACAACATTGTAGACCCGGTAACAGAACTTGTTGCAGGTGCAGAAATTGTTATGCCAACAAAACAACGCCTAACGTTAGATATAATGACGAAAACGGAAGGCGGTAAAGTTATAAAATAATAAGAGAATATAATGTCAAATCCACAGAATATACTTGGAAAATTCAGGTCGTACGCTTATCACCACATTCTTATGGCCTGTAATAGTACAGAAGCAGCCGAAGAGTTATCAAACACTAGTGAGATAACCGTTTTTCAACATCCATTTAATCAGGCAAGATATACACCAAGACAAATAGGTGGAAATCCTAATAATAAGTATGTAACTATTATAGATGGTACAACAGATGCGCGGTTTTTTATTATTAATGCATCGTGGGAAAATATAATAGCAATGGAAAATTATGTTGGTAAGGGTGATATACCACAATCAACATCTATGTCATTAGAAGGTGAACTAGAAATAGTAGAACCGCTCGGCGCAAGTTTTCTTAATAGATTAACTGATATATGTGATGATTTAGAAACTGATCCTGTAGGTTTGATATTTGTTTTAAAGACTATTTTTGTTGGACATAATGACGATGGTTCTACAGAAATGATATCAAATATTCGTCCACTTTTGTTTATAAACTACGATATTACAGCATTATTTGATAGCTCTGGTGCAAAATATAAAATGAATTTTGTTGGGGCTGTTAATGGTCTAGGTAAACTACCACACACGCAAAAGATTTTTAATGGTGTTTCTATAAATGTTGTACAAGGTGAAACATTAGCAAAAACTTTTGAGAGATTGGCATTGCGTGTTAATGATTCATATAAGGAATATGAACAACAGGCTATAGAAGATTATGCCAACACACTATATGAAGAAGCTAAGAAAACTGGAAATGCTATTTCGGAGGATTCAGCTGCCCAACAAGCAAAACAGTTTTATCAAAATAATTATAGACCAGTTACATATGAAATAATTGCACCAGATTACGATAAGTCTGAATATCAAGCCGCATCAAATGAACCTATTAGAGTAGGTGGTAGGGGTTCTGACACCCCATATAATTTTGGTTCAGATTTGGGCGTCGAAGAAATAATTAAAAAATTAATGGCCTCGTGTGAAGGTGTTATTAAGGATGGAACAGAAGGTGATAGTGGTAAAAGATATATTTACAAAATCGCATCAGGGTTAAAATCTGCCCACGACAAATTTGTAGTACAATATTATGTTAATAGATATGAATTAATTGAACAACCATTTGATGCAGCTTCTAAAGGTGAAGAATATAAACCAAGACCCGGCCAATCCATAGATTTTAATTATATTTTTACTGGTAAAAATGTAGACATTAAAAGTTTCGATATTAAAATGGAAATGGGTATGGCATTCTTTCAAATAGCTGCTACTACAGATACAGTTCCAGACCAAAAAACAAAACTTACAGCTGATATAAATGGTATGACACATCAAAGTGGTCAGTCTCCTGCTAATAAAGCAAACAATACAAGACCAAAAACACCTTTGTTTTTAGGTTCTATAATTAAACAACCCATGGCTCGTAATACAAAAAATCCTGTAAGTAGTGCAACTTTTCAAGCGTTATTAAGCCGCCATGCTGCACTGGAAAATATAGAAGCTAAAATGACAATTTTTGGTAATCCGCAATTATTGGGCGAATTGTTAATTCTTCCTTCCGAGTTAGCAGCTGGTAAGACAGAAGATGCAAAAGAAAATAAGACAATAAATCCTGAATGGTTAAAAACGCCAACTCTTTGCAAAGTAAATATAAAGATGCCCGTTGATGCTAATGACTTTAACACAGAATATGAAGACTTTTGGTATAAGGGATATTATATGATATTTGGTGTTAAACAAATGTTTTCAGATGGTGAATTTTTACAAGAATTAGATTTAATGAGTATTCCAGTTTCTGATAAAACAACATCCAATACTAAACCGCGTGACAAAAATATACCAACGAAAGAAGCTATAAAAGAACCAACAACAACCTCATCAACAACTGTAGGACATCGAGGTACACGCACCTATGATAAAACAAACGAAGAACGAACAGTTGGTGAAGTTAAAAATAGAACATATGGACGAAATGGTAGAAAAGGTTAAAAATGTCAATATTTGATGATATAAACAATGGCCTTGGTGTTACTGGTGAATTTGAACAGTTAACATTGGGTGAAGTAGTAGATACGAACGATCCGCAGCAAATGGGAAGGATTCGTATCGCATGTCCATATTTTGGTGATACAAAAGATACCCCAATAAAAACCATTCCATGGGCAACACCAATATCACCATTAGCAGGTACAACAACTTCACTAGCCCGTGGCCGTGAAGATAATATATCATCTGGGCCTGTAGCATATGGTATGTTTAATGTGCCCAAAGTCGGCACATATGTTTTAGTAGCATGTATCGAAGGCGATCCTAAATTCCGCGTTTATTTGGGATGTTTACATGATCAATTTTTACCACACACATTACCTCATGGTAGATATTCGTATAATAAAGAAAATGGTTTACAAGATGAACCCTCTGGGCCATTAACATCAACAGAAGAAGCACTTCAACCTTTATATGATAGTCAAACAATGGCCTTCCAAAAATCATTAGATAGTGTTGGTTCAGGAATACCTATTGATCCACGAAAAAATTACGAATATAGAACACGTGGTGCAGATATTGGTGTAGCAGGTATCGATTCGTTTTTTATTGATACTGATGATGTTCTTTTTACTTCACATATAGATGATAAAGCGGAAACATTTACAGAAAAAGACGGTAACGAAATAGAGAATACACATGGATATCACAAGACAAGATTAGAAGATGGATTAACATCCGATACTACAGTTTTTGCATATGATCCACAAGTTTATTCGTGGACTACTCCAGGCTTTCATTCTATATCGATGGGTGACTCAGCTAAAAGTTGCCGCATTCGTGTTAGAACAACACAAGGACATCAAATTATTTTAGATGATACTAATGAACGCATCTATCTTAGTGTAGCAGGTGGAAAATCGTGGATAGAACTTGATGAAAAAACAGGTAATATTGATATCTATGCAAAAGGAAACATTTCATATCATGCAGAAAAAGATATTAACTTTACAGCTGGTGATACATTTCGCGTAAAAGCCAAAAATGGTATTCATCTTATTTCAGAAACGGAGGTACGACTTCACGCCAAGTCTGGAAATTTACAACTTAAAAGTGATAGTGATTTAAATATATTAGCTACGAATATACATTTAACTGGCTCAAGTGAAACTAATATAACAGGTGGTGTATTAAAGTTGGCTTCCGATGGTGATGCGAATATAAATGCGGGTGGTCAGATATTGCAAACTGGTTCCGCGATTCACCTCAATGGACCACCAGCTGCTGCTGCAACACCAGCCAGTGCCAGTAATACCAAGGAAGCTTTTTGGACTAATCGCGTTCCAGAACATGAACCATGGGCAAGGGTAATGACTAAAGTATCTGCCACAGACAACAGTACTGGTAATACCCATACCAATTCCGCAGAATTTACATATGATGACCCAAATGTTGGTAAATCAGAACGCGGGGAACTCATTGATCGTAACCCTAATTGGCACCGATAATTACTAAACCGACAGGAAATAAATATTAGATAGTATTGGGATTTTATTATATGGCACGCACTAATCTTTACAGGGGATATTCCTCATTCGAGTTTCAAAAAAACAAGTCTTTAAGACTTCGTGATGTTGAACTGGTGAAAATGGATCTGTTAAATCATATATTTACAGTGAAAGGTACGCGTGTGATGATGCCAGAATTTGGAAGTATTATACCTGAATTAGCGTTTGAACCATTAGATGAAGATTTGGTGGATGAAGTATATGCTGAACTTTTGGCTATTTTCGACTATGACCCAAGAATAAATCTGGTAAACATGTCTGTAACACCAGATTTTGATACTAACTCGTTGTATGTTAATGCAACATTGTTTTATATAGAATTAAATAAGGTGGATGATTTTGAATTAAACATCCAATTTGAGGATTAATATGGCTATAGAAATATCTAGAGCGGAGGCTTGGACACGCGCACACGAGGTATTTACCCGTGTTAACTTTTCGGCGTTCGATTATAATACAATCAAAGAAAGTCTTTTAGATTATGTAAAACTTTACTTTCCTGAAGATTTTAACGATTATATTGAATCAAGTGAATTTATAGCAATCCTTGAAATATTTGCATACGTTGGTGAAATCATTTCTTACAGACTTGATTTAAATGCCCACGAAAACTTTATCAGTACTGCTGAACGTAAAGAATCCATCCTTCGTCTTGCAAAATTAATATCTTATAAAGTATCAAGAAATATTGCTGCGCGTGGTTTAGTTAAAATAACATCTATTCAAACTACAGAACAAGTTAATGATTCGCAAGGTAGAAATTTAGCTAACACCAAAATAGTTTGGAACGATTTAAATAATCCAGATTGGAAAGAACAATTTTTACTTGTATTGAATCGTGTTTTAGAACAAGATTTTGGAACCGTTTCACCGAATGAACGTGTACAGATAGAAGACGTATTGTTTGAGTTATATACTTGGAACAATCAACCGTTAAAGGGTAGTGGAGTTTCAACATTTAACTATTCTGCAACATCATCAGGTACAGCATTCCCAATGGAGTTGGTACCTGTTACATTGACATCAACTTCGCCTGTAGAAAAACGTCCCGAAAGAAACGCCAAATTTTCAATTTTGTACGGTTCAGATGGTTTGGGTGATGGTTCAGATACCACAGGATTTTTCTGCTTTACAAAACAAGGAACATTACAATTAGTAACCCAATCTTTCGATGGTGTTACCCCAAACCAAACCCACGATATTTTAGTTAGCAATATTAATGAAACTGATGTTTGGCTCAATAATGTAGATCCAAGTACACGTGTTATCGTAGAAACTAATCCATATGCAGATATATTGCCACACTTAGAAGACGGTATTGGTAGATATGGTGAATGGACCGAAGTTGATTTGGCGAATGCGCAAAATATAATTTTTAATACAGATAAAAATCGTCAAAAATATGAAATTGAAACATTAGATAATGACCAAGTACGATTAATTTTTGGTGACGGGGAATTCTCAGATATACCTTCTGGTGAATTTGATATTTGGTACAGAATTTCTGCGAACAGTAATAGTATTATACAAAAATCATCTGTTGTAGATCAAACGGCATCATTTACATATCTTGACCTAACAAATACTACACAGACTTTTAAGTTTACATTCTCATTAATAAATTCTTTACAAAATGCTTCGGTTTCTGAAGATATTGAACATATTCGTAGGGTTGCACCATCTGTTTATTATACACAGGATAGAATGGTTAATGGCCGTGACTATAATTCTTTTATGTTACAAGACCCCTCTATATTGAAATTACAAGCAGTTAATAGAACGTTTGCTGGTGATTCTAAGTATATAGCGTGGCACGATCCTAAAGAATACTATGAAGATGTTAAAATTTTCGGTGAAGATTTAGCATTATTTTGGGTAGAAGACGATATTAATAATGGTGGCGTTGCTATTTCAAATTTAGCATTAACTGCGGATGAAGTAATAACCAATCTTGTAGAACCATTATTATGTAGTGGTGATTTTTATAATATTCTTGGGCAAATACCTTGTACTTTTGATATTGATTTAGAAAGACCATTTATAGAAACGGCACTCAATAGTGCAGCAACGTCAGCAAACCCACAGGTAGATTTATACTTTAAATCACAAACTGCTGTTGGAAGCCCAACCGTTGAAATACCACACTGGACGGTTGGACCAAATACAACTATAAATCCATCAACTGGCTTGCCATTTTCTTCAAGTCTTATGATAAGAATTGAAGCGCAATTTACAGCAAGCAATTTATCAGGATGGACAGTACGTTGGCAAGTTAAACGTATGAATGCGCAAAGCGTTAGCACTAAATTTAGAAATGCTAATACGTCAAGCGTAATAAACTTTAATACATTAACTTCTAATGACGATAATATTGTTATATTACGCGCCAATTTAAATGGAAATTTGGATGCAGTATTAACTGAAAATAAAATTTACAACGTTTTAGGTCAAGAATTAGTAGCTCAAAATCTTCCAAATGCTGGAGTTCCAGATGATAGTAGATTGTTTGTTATACCAACAGATACTAATGATGACGGTATTCCAGATCAAATTGACCAGTTAGAATTATTATATTCTACAGATACTTTTGCAGCTACAGACGATTATACTTCTGTAACTTTCATAAAACCATCACAATATTTTATAAATGGTACAGAAGCAGATAGTGTATTGGTAAGCGTCGATGGTACTGTTTTTGACTATGACAATGGGTCTGCCACAATAGGAACTTGGGGATTATACCCTGTTTTTGATATAATTGATGTTAATATTATTAATAACCCTATTGGTTCACCAATGCCAGGTTCACCATCAGCGCCAGATACTGTCTTAGTATCAGGTGATGTTACCGCAGATTTTCCAATAGGTTCAAAAATAAGAATACAAAATGGTGCAACAGATCCATCATATGGTAACTATAATGGTACGTATAGTGTTTTAAACGATGGTACGGGCGCAGTTTATACAGGCGGCTCACCAGGATATACAACTATTCCGATAGGTCAATATAATGATCCACTATCACATGACCAATTATTACCAACTTTTGGTGGTTCCCCGGTATTGAATTTTGGTTCCCCGACTGTTTATGGAACCGTTTCTAATATAGAACCTGTTACAGGTACCGAACTTACAAATTTAACCGTAAATGGAACTACAGCAGGACAGACTATACAAATTAGTACTAAGCAGTTTGTATATTTTAATCGCGATTCTTCAACAAGTGAATGGGTTCCAGTAACGGATACAGCTATTGTTCGTTCCGCATGGTATCTTGATTTATTAAATTCTGAACGCAATAGACTTTATAGACGTGAACATGGAAGATATCCTTTGAACTTTGCATGGTTTTATACAACCCCGCGTTTTCATTTAGTAGATCCAGCTGCGTCTAATATTATAGATATGTTTATAATTACTTCTGGCTACTATGAAAGTGTTACACGTTGGCTCGAAAATAAAACTGACATTAGTCCAGATGCACCAACGCCATTAGATTTAAGAACGGCCTATGACAGCCTACTTGAAAATCGTATGATATCTGATACGGTAATATTACAAACTGGTTTATTTAAAATACTTTTTGGAAGTCGTGCAATTCCAGAATTACAAGCTACATTTAAAGTAATACGCCCTGAAATCAGTAACTTAACTGATAATGAAGTTAAAGTTAGAATCGTTGAAGTTATTCGTGATTATTTTGACATTGATGATTGGGATTTTGGTAGTACATTCTTTTTTACCGAATTGTCCGCTTCAATCCATGCCGCACTTGGTCCTGAAATAAAATCAATCGTGTTGGTTCCAACCTTTTCTACAAACCAGTTTGGTGATTTGTTTCAAGTTCAATCCCGTGAAAATGAAATCTTTGTACCTGATATATCTACGCAGAACATTGAAATTGTTCAGTCATTTACACCGGAAAATATCCGTCAATAAGGCGCTTTTTTGCCTAATGTTAGTCAGATAAATACTTGGAACTATTGGAGAATGTGTAGCCGTGTCGCACAATAATAAATCAGATTATACAAAAGCTTTTATGGATTTGGTACATTTGCTGCCAGAGCCATATCAGTCTGATACAAATATCAGCCTATTCAGCAACTTGTTTAATAGATACCTATCTAAACAGGAAGTAGATAAGGTCGCGGGTTATATTGGTAAAGGAAATAGCTCCGCTATAGTTAAACGTCAAATAAAAGAAAAAGACGTTCATCGTCAAGCCTTCCAGTTACAACCTATCCTATATGATAAAATTGGTTCCATAGAACACATGGCTTCATGGAAAGATATCCAACACGAATTAGAAAGATTGGGTGTAGACCTTGAAGATTTTGCTAATTGGGGTGCAACCCAAAAATTCAACTGGGCACCACCAATCGATATTAATAAAATAATAAACTATCGTGATTATTATTGGGATTCTGAAACTAATGAACTTCCACAATATATAACCGTTCGTAACAAATGCTCCACAGCTACTTCAAGAGTAACATGGTGGGAAAGCATAATGAATCAATATGGTGATACTTTCCCTCTTGTTGAAATGTTACCCGCCGATAACATAAACAGCTTACCATCATATACAATCTCTAATATAGATTTTTCAGGAAATGAAATTAGTGTTATTGGTGATGCAACCAGTAGCTTATCAGAAAATGAATACTTTACTATTGAAGGAACGGCGTATAATAATGGTGCACATCAGGTTAATAGTTTACCAGTATATGATGGGGTTAACAATTTAACTATATTTACCGTTAATGATCTAGTCACTAATGAGAACTCCATAGGAACATTAAAACTTCGCAGGTTTGATAAAATTGTAATCGGGTCAAATTATACTCTTACATATGAAGGTTCACCAGAAGTAGTAACATCATCCGGTTTAGAAAGCGGTGACTATTCAGAATTATTTAAAGAAGGTTTTATTATCTTTATACGAAATCTGGCCAACCTTGAATTAAATAACTCATATATTGAAATCGTCAGTTCGGAAGCAGATATTGATAATTTACAAACAATTATAACTATTAAAAACGCGGTCACGGATAATACGGTTTTGGGTGGTGAATTATCATTAAATGAACAGTATTCAGTTTATATAGCTGAAAAGAACTGTCAATGTGGTATATTGGGCGGATGGGATGAAGGAAATTTGTGGGATGATAACCCAAACATTCCATTATGGGGTGATGTTATAGATAGTTTTGGTAATCCTGTAAGTGATGGTATTTCAGACCACACAAACTTCATTGATAGTATCACCAATGCAGGCCCACCAGTTGGTGCTGGCTCACAAGATGAATTATGGCACGATTCCACTAATAACAGACTTTATCAGTATGATACTACAATAGGTTGGAAGATTCTTTGGAATAATTTTAACTTATTACTCGATGCTACAACAGGATTTGCCTTATGGGATCTTACTGAAGCATGTGATATAAGACCAAGAATAGAAGCCATGGATCAGTGGATTTCGCAAAATAAATGGGTACATAAAAATGATATTACAAATTACGCATCTGTCAGACGAGCCACACAACCAATTATTGAATACGATTGGGATTTAGAATTAAATGAATGGACAAGAATATTATACAACTGGTCATATCGAAGCGAAGTAGATGATATATTCTCCGCTACAGATATTAAACCGCCTTCAATAGAAATTGCACCAATTACATGGTGGGAGCTTGAAAGTAGTGTAGATATTAATAATAAAACAGTTATATTTGATACACGTTATGGTGATTTAACAGATTACTTCGTGGCTGGTAAACAGGTTTATATTAGTAATGGAACATCACCTACAATATATACGGTTGATTATTCTGAATACAAGTCAAGCCCTAGTACACATCCATATAGAACGTTTGTTACTTTTACAGTAAAACCAAACTCAACCGGTGATCTTATTAACTTAATACCTAATACATATGAAATCTATCCTTTTAAAACCGTTATGGATGATGTGTGGCAAGGTTATGGAGTGCATTGGTTATTTCTTGGTGCAGACGATGCTACACCAGCCCCCCACCAAGTGGATAATCCATATATTGCTATATCAGATTCTGCAACACCAATACTTGGATATGATGGTGGATCACCACAAAGTGAAGTTTATGAATATACAACATCGGCATATCAACAAAAATATTTCGTAACAAAGGTCGGTTCACCGGGAAATAGTTGGTCAACATTTTATCTAACTGATAGTATAGAAGTAGGACACACCCGTCCATTGAATCGTCAAGCATTATATGGTTTTGATGATATACGTGTTTACCTTACTAATGCAGCTGGAACTGATATAGAACGCCAATTTGGAACATATGATGAATTGGGTGAAGTAGTTTTAGATATTATATCCATAGATTATGATACGAATGAATTTATAGTTGATGGAAATTACTCACAATATTTTAATACTGGTGATACAATTCGTGTATCTGGAAATAGCAATTTTGGAACTATGGATTTTCAAGTTATACCACCAACTGTACCTAATTCAAATAGAATACGTGTCAGCGGTAGTCCAGGAATTCCACCAGGTGCTACAATAAGCGGTGATATATCAAATATCACATCACCAATTCAACCTGATGCTGATCCTGACTTTTCTTCTAATAAAAATGGTATAACTGTTTATGTAGTTGGTATAGAATTTTTTAACCCAGTTGATGCTGGATTAAATGTTGCTATTGAAGTAGGTGCTTCTTCTATTGATGAATTGGGTAGTCATTTAAATAAAGTTAGAATGGTAGAAAGTGATGAAACTTATGATTTAGTTGGTGATTCTGCTATAAGTTTAATTAATTATCGTAAAGTAGAACAGATAAAAACTAGAACTAATCAATATCCGTTATTTGATATATTTAATGTTGATGGAACGCCAGCATATAAAGCTAATCCAATTTTTGGATATAGAACATCCTCGGAATATGAAATTAATGTTAATACTGGATTTCGTATAGTATATGATTCAGTCAATGACATATATGAATTTGACCAATTTTTACTAGAAGAAGATGACGGTGTTTTATATGCCTATCGTGATTATGCTAATAAAGAAGAAGATTATTGGTATAATCCTGATACACAGGTTGTATATTTTTGGAGAGGTGTAGAATGGAGCGATAAGACAGAAATGTCAGAACACTATACTAAAGCTATAGTTAGTGAAGTAGAACCAGACTCTCGTTTACGTGCTATTGATGGATTATATTGGTATAATCCTGTATTAGATAAATTATATAGAAGATTTGTATCTGGTAATATATGGGTAGAAATTGAAAAATTTGATAACTATGTAACGGATATAAATTTACAAACCATTTGGAAAGGTGGATTAAACGATGAAATGTATATTCCAGAAAAAGTAGATTGGGATGTACGTTCATTAGAAGAATATAATACAGAGAAGGATGATTATATCACAGCTCGTGCTGCTGAATTAATACTTAAAGGAACATATACTATAGAAGCAGAAGCCATTACACAGGCAACACAAGAATGGTTCCAAAGTCAGATTAACCATCTTTCTTCTACAGGCACGTGGATCGGTGATTGGGAAATACCAGATCCATTATATTATAATCATTTACATGAAAATCGCAAATATTTAAATTCCCGCGAATTATTAACACATTTTTCAACAATTATTGAAGAACAACCATTGATTCCTGGTTATACAGGCTCTAAAGATGGTATGTTTAATTTATTACCTATTAATGACGTAAATTATGGATATGGTGGAACTATTAAAGAATTTAACTATGGTTTTGATAATTTACTATCATCCATTTTTATTGATACTGTTACACCAAGAACATTAATAGAATTTGCCCACGATCAATATGAAAAGTTACTAAATTCAGTTAAAGAAATTTATCGTGAAAATGCTATATCTTTACTTACAAATTTAGAAATAGCAAACATCCTAGATTTATCTTCTTATGTTGCTACTAATGTTATAACAGAACACGAATTAAATGATCAAGCATCATTTGTATATGGAGATTCTACAACTTTTATAGATGTAGAAGGTAGTAATGATATTGGTATTAGAAATTGGATTGCCACACTTCCATATATTAATCTTGTCAATGCTATGACTCCTAATAGAATAGTCGATGATAATTTGTCCCTTAATGATGTTGTTCATCATGATGGCCATCGTCATAGTTATAAATTAACACAAGCTACAAAAGATATTATTTCTCAATTAGTAGTATCTTCACCAGATCCTAGAACTATTGATAGAGGTATTGGTGTAACATCATCAATGTCTCCACCCGACAATATTTCCGAATTTTTAACAAGCTTTGATGCTATATCAAACAGAGAAGGTGTTTATTGGTATCAAATTAAATCTGGTGAACCTAACATATTATATCGTTATATTGTGGCAGAATCTGGTGAAGATCAACCATCATCATCACTTCCAGATGGAACGTTGTGGATGGATTTGACACCAAGTTTAGAAGTTTTACGTATAAAAGAAACTGATTATCAGGGTAATGTAGAATGGAATGAAGTAACAGGTCTATTATTGGGTGGTGGAAGATTGCATAATGGAACAGATCCAAATGATGTAACAACCGCAACAATTTCTGCATGGCAAGAAGTAAACCTTGATACTTTATTGGGGGATACTATCTATGAAATTGAAACGCGTTTATATGACAATGTTCCTACATTTCCAAATCTTGCTTATGATTTTGAACAATTAGCTAACGATAACCCTGTTAAATATCAACAATATTTAGAAGAAGCATTCTTAGATTATGTTTCACAAAATGAAATTACATCACCATATAAAAATACAGAATATAATGCATCAGATGCATTTACATGGAACTATAAAAATTCATCTATTGGTGGTGGATTAACGATATTGGAAGCTGATGGTCTTACTAATTCTTTCTTAGTAGCAGGTGATTACGTTGCAACTTTTGATCCATGCACAGATAGCGGTGCATGTAATTCACAAATTACCTTCTATATTAAGAATTCTTCAGTAAACGATGGTACTTGGAAAACATTACTATCTACACCTACTACACCTACAACATATTATGATAGTGGGAATGATACTACACGTATTTTCGTTGAAGGTGATGTATTGGATGGCACCCGTGGTATAATATATTCTGGTGTTTTACCTAGCCTAATAACAATATCACAACCCAATAACCTTAATGATGGTTCAGAATCCGGTGGCGATTGGAGAGATTTATATACTAAAATTTATGGAACCCCATATCCACATGCAGAACCTTGGGTTTTACAGGGATATATTGATAAACCAGATTGGTGGGATGAAGAATATCTTAATGATGACGTAGAACAATGGGGTGATAGAAAGTGGAAATACAAACATGGGTTTGATATTGTCCTTTCTAATAATGATGGATTTGATGGTCAATCACTGTTGGGAAGTCCTATCACTTATGGCCAATTTGGAATTGCCGGTGATTTTCATACAAATTTCTATTCAGGACAATCTTTTACAGTTGATGAATCTGTAACACATGCGGGTGTATATACTATAGCATCGCGTGATGATTTAATAGCGATAAATCCAGGTTCAGCAGGATCAGCCTCTTTTGTTATAGAAGACCTTCCACCAGATCCAGCTGCGGACATATATCAAGTTGGAATGGTATTTTCTATAGCTGAACGTACAATAAATCCAGTATACAACATACTTATAAAATCATTTACTATTAAAAGTGTAAGTCATTCATTGAATACATTTATTATAACGGTAGAAGAATCTATAGATGTTGGTGAATTTAATACAACAGATCATTTTATAAATGGATTGTTATATGATCCACTTACAAATATAACTTCTATAAAATTAGAACAGTCAGTAGCTAGTGATATTCCTTCTGGAAAAATATTACAAGCATATGGAATGTGGGAAAATATTCGTATAGGAGTGATTCCACCAAATAGAACATATCCGAATGGTGTTCTTGGAATGAGCGGTGTACCTAGCGAAGATACTTTACTTGGCTTATCTGTTCCAGATTTGCCTACGTTTAATTATTTTAGTGTTAATATCTCCAATCGTCCACTTAGTGCAGATGGCGGTACCACTACATATAATCCAGATGATGTATTTCCACCATATTGGGATTATATAACTGCATTTAATGGTATTCCGCAAAATTACGATGTATTAGTACGTTCATTATTTTCTAGTTATACTACGGAAGTTATATCTCCAAATGCAAGCTATGTTTTCGGTGATGCTGGTAATATAGAATGGGAATGGCGCGTTTCTTCACAATTTTTATATGATCAACTTACAGTTGCTTTTCGTATAGATCCTATGCGCTTTTCCTTCTTAGCTTTCGGTTTTGATTTAACTACTATAGGTGGATTACAAGTTAGTAAGCGTATAAAAAATACGGCAAGTCATACACGTGTTGATTTTCATGGTGAAGTTGTAGATAATCAACAATATAAAAGCAATGGTATGAACCAATGGTATGTTAACTATAATAGATATTCTGGTTATGATGCCAACTTTTCTAATTTTAGAGAAATGTGGACTGGTTGGACAGCCCCATTAACATATCAATTTGCCTCTTTTATTGATACGCCATCTTTAACATTTGCTCACAGATATGTAAACGTTTCTAATTTTGATTATAATATTGTAGCTAAACGCGCACCTGGAATTAATGATTATTGGTTAGATGCACTTAAAGTATCAATAACAAATGTACCTTATAATCTTGCAAGATATGATAATCATATTGATTGGAGATTTGAACTTAAAACTAATATTTCTATTAGTAGAAATTTAAAATATTATGATGTGCATAATTATCAATTTTATGCCGATCCAGATACGGATATTTGTTCATTGTATACTTGGGAGATAAAGGATTTAGATACTTTTAATAAGACATTTACTATAGCTGGGGATCAGACATCCACACTTATTGCCGGAAGTCAATTTGATATTCAAGGTTCTATAGGAAATGATGCTACCTATGATATAGAACTTTCATCTTACGATACTACAACCAAATTAACTACAATTTTTGTTAGTAATAACATTCCAGACGCAGAAATTTCTGGTGTAATTAAGGCTGATTATAGAACTATACCATGGGAAACCGGTGATACCATCTATCTTTCTACGGCTGAAACTATGCCAATACCATTAGCTACAGATACAATATTAGGTACAACAAAGTATTATATTATACGCCTTTCTGATACAACATTTAAAGTAGCTGAAACATACAATAATGCTATAGCTGGAATTCCTATAGATATAACATCGGCTGGTCGCAGTGATCATTTTGTTGGTCAAATTGTAAGTACATTCCTTGCAGATTCTGGTGCCAGATCTAATACGAATTGGAGAATTTACGCACTTGATAAAACAAACATTTTAGAAATTAATACACCTCAAGAAATTCAAGGAATGCAAACGCTGGTTAATATAATTCAAGGATATGCTTCATATCTTGATGATATCGGCTGGAAAGTTAATAATGATCATACATTACAAGATCCAACATCAGGAAAAATTCTTAACTGGCAAACAGAAACAGAGCGCTTTATCACATATGCGTATTCGCAGCGCGTACTCAGAGAACAACTTAATGATAGATATCCTGTAACTGTTGATATAACAACGGATACATTTACATTTGTTGACACAAATAGAACATTTATAACAGGCGATCCAGTTATCGTTATTTCTTCAAATAACGTTTTCCCAACACCATTGTCACAAGGTATCCGTTATTATGTAATACGTGATACCCTTGATACTTTTAGATTATCAGCCACAAAACAAGGCGCTAAAGATGGTATCGCAATTGATATACTATCAATTTCAGGTGTTGGTAATCTTTCTGTTTCTAAGCCAAGAGAATTTAGAGCATCTATTAAAGATTTTGAAATTAACCCATTTAGAAACGCCATATGGTTTGAACCAACTGTTGGTATAGTTTCTAATGTTATTACAGGTCCATCTGCGGATGTAAGATCTACACAACTAATATTTAATCAGAATGGGGACAGAATTTCTACAGACCAATTGCGCGTTTATAGACAAGATAAATTGACAAAAATAGAAGTACTTGATGCCGTCGAAGGCGAAACGTTACCATTAATATCCGATGCTTATACAAGATTACATCTTGGTGGATTACATTTATTTACAGATGCATATGAACATGTAATGGTTCTCAATAATTATACTTCTGAAGATAATTTATTATACGACCCATTTATAGGATTGAATGTAACAAAATACGAAATGTTATTCAATAGACAAAAGGAATTTACCCAACGTCCAAACGTAGGTGGATATTACCTTAGTACTTTCTTTAACCAAGGTGCAAACTTAAATGAAAATATAGAAGCAAGCGTTGAAAATCTTCGCAATGCATATGATACATATCGTACGCTTGAAACTAATCTAATGACAGAATATGCACGTAACGGATTGGGATACGAAGGTACTAAAGATTACTTATCCAATTTAAACCTTTCAAATAAATCACAATTTTTATTCTGGAGAGGACAGATTCAAGCCAAGGGTTCTATAAATGCTGTAACGGCATATATTAATTCACGCAGATTTATAGATGCTAAGGTTGACGATTATTGGGCTGTTAAAGTTGGTAGTTTTGGTTCCACTGGCGAAAAAGAATATCCTGAAATGTTTGTTGCGACAGCTGATGCACGCTCCAATGAATTACGATTAGAATTCATAGATAATGAAACTAATGAATCTTCTGTAGAAAATACTTTTACTGCTATTAAAATGTCAAATACTGATCGATGGTATAATCAACCAGATCAAACTAAAGTTTTACGTGACAATGGTAAAGTAATGTATTTTGATATGAAGATAAAGAATAAGTGGAATTATGGTAACTCGCCCACAGATTTCATAACTAATAATGGCTCTTCATATATTAAACACGATTTAGATGCAGATTTTGTTGAAGTTACGCAAGAATTTGTAGATACTGGTACAACTGTAACATTAACAGAAGGAACCCATTACAATATCATTAATAATAATATTATTGAATGGCTTGAAGGAACTGGCGGTTCACCAAATACTGTTAATAATGTTACTATATGGGGATTGCGCTATAATGATGATGCACAGAACCCCGCAAGAATAATTGACAGGGAAGCAGAAACACAAATATCACCAATTCAGTTTTGGGACCCTGCCCGTGGAAAACATTATACTACCGCTATTCATAATATAGATCTTATTAATGAAAATGATCCTGCGCGTTATGGTGTTACTTCACAAACGCAAAACTATGTTGATATTTGGAAAGATGGTTTTGTTGGTACAACTTGGTTAAATACGGAAAACCTTGACTATGTTCCATACTATAGTGAACAGATGTTTCCAGACAGAACAGAACGTTTTAGAAACTGGGGCAACCTTGCTGATTGGAGTAATATAGAAATTTATGAATGGGTTGAATCTGATGTTCCACCGGCAGAATGGGATGCTCTTGCCGCTATTGAAGAGGGTGATAGAACAATAGAAGAACATTTAAGAAAAGCTGGAACAGCAAGGAAGATTTTACTTAGAAAGGTTGGATCTGATTGGGTACCGGCTGTTAATAAATTTGTAGAATTGTATACAGCAATTGATGGTGTATTATCTGGAAATAATTATACTTTCACTCCTTCATTGGTTAATTTTGATTCCGTTATTGAAGGTTCGCCAGAAACTACAAAATATTATGCCAATGTGTATATTAATGGAATAATATATGAAGAAAATGCAGATATAACATCAGGATATGTTGTTAATGATGCATTTATTAAAGAAGCGGATGTTATACGTTTTGTCCAATTTGTACCTACAAATCAAGATGATATAGATATTTTACTTGCAGGTTCACCAGAAACATATCGCCAAGAATATGAATATACACAAGTACCATATTACGATACACTTGGTAACTTATTTTATAATTATTATTTTTGGGTAACAAACAAAGGTACTAAACCTAGAGATAAGAATAGAACCATGTCTATAGCAGAAGCGCAAGTACAACTTGCTAGTATTCCAGCTGCACACATGTTTTTCCAGAATCCTCAAGCCGAATCAAGTATAACGGCGGAAACTTCATTAGTACTTCGTCGTGAACTAACAACTGTAACAGGTTCACCACCATCGATAGGTGGTTCACCACCAGCAATAACATATTATACTGATTATAATATTGCTGAAGGAACCAATGTTTATGTAGAAGTTAATGGTATTGATTTAATATCTACCGAAGGTCATTTCAGTTTTACGGCTGGAACTAATGTCATTGTAATTAATGCCGTTCCAGGTAGTCCAAATTTTCCAGCGAATAATGATGAAATAACTATTACATATACTGCCGTTGATAGTATTCCACAGAAGTTACCAAACAGATTTACACAAGCTATAATACGCGGTCTTCAAGGTATTGTTAATGCTGATAATCGTTATACTATAAGATTTACAAGGGACTTTACACTTCGTGACAATCTTGAAAATGATAGTTTAACTAATGGAAGCACCGATCTAAAGAACCTTCACGAAGAATGGAAAATTTTTAGAAGAGAACAACAATTTAATATTGATAGATGGCAGTGGGATAAAATCACAGAATCTATTATAGGTTATACTTTAGCAGACACAACAATCAGGGTACCATCATATGAACGTGAACTCTACGATGAAAAATATGGAACTGATACACGATACGGATTAGGAACAGGCCAAGCATTCGTAAATGGTGATTTAGCATTAAGAACTATATTGGCATATCTTATAGATCCAAATATAGATTTTAGTCCAATCAATATTGACAGCTTCTTCACCGAAAATAGTTTTGATACAGCAGATAATATAATTGCTGCGATGGATGAAATATATAATAATTTTTCTTATACACATGTTAATAGAATATACTTCTCGGTATTGCACGATGCATTTACAACCAAAGCTAAATACCCTGATATATTTAAAACATCGATGATATCATTACATGGTATTAGACCATTTCAAACATCTGGCATATTCGATGATTAATTATAAGGCGATATAAATGGCATCAAGTAGCATTAAAAATTTGGATCCGGTTCAAGGTCTTATAGATTACATAGAAGACATTAAACCGTATCATACAAAAGTAATAGAATCTTTAGTTGAATACGTTGGTATTGAACTTATTGATGTTACTATGCTCGAAAAGTTTTTATTTGATATAGACATGGTATATGGTTCTTCTATTACACCAGACGACTGTTTAGATGATGGATTTGGTACTCTTGGATTTGATAGTCCAGACGTATTTCCAATAGTTTCACCAGACCCAGGTCAAACTATAACTAGCTTTCCTTCATTTACTAGTAACTCGTTTGTACTTGTAGGTGATCAACGTGCGTTCTTTTCACCAAGCAATAATATAATTTTTAGAATAACAAGCTATACAAAAGATGGTATTGTTATGGCCACACCAGGTGCTGGATCACCAGCATATTCTGGTAGTGAATTTTATGTATTGGGTGATAGAACAGCATTATTTTCAGAAGGTACAATCTTCTTTGTAACAGATTCCGATGACAATGATGGTGCATATATTGTTAAAGGTCCTACAGGTTCACCATCGGGTGCAACCGTAGTAACATTTGGTTCTCCTGAACAAGTAGCAACGCGAATCCCCGTAGAAAATCAAATTATACGTTCAAATATAGCAGGTGGATTTGTAAAATTAATAGATGACAATAACACTGGTAGTTTTGCTTCTACAAATGTAACTTATACGGAAGGTACTAGTATTATTAGTTCCTATACTACTGTTTATATAACAGGCATGTCATTTACCCCACCGGCGGAAAATCCAGATGCAAATCAAAAATATGTATCGGTCGTTGGTATTGGTAATCTTAATTACAATCGTGTGCTAGGATACAGTAATGCGTTACGATATTTTAATGCTACAGCACCAGAAAGTCTGTTGCAAAAACCAGATGAAGGTACCGTATATGCACCTATTGTTAACCTTTCACAAGGATCACCTACATATTTTGTAGTAGAGGGTAATTATGAAAATAGTAATGTTTTTGTTGGTGATGAGATAACAGTCACAGGTTCTACAGATAATAATACCACTTATATTATAACTGACATTCAATATATTTTTGAACCATTGATAAGTGATTATGCTACAAGAATCGGTGTAGCAAGCATTCATGATCCAAATATAAATGGTTATGTAAAATTTGATATACCATCTAACGTGTTTATAGTAGATGGTGATTATAGTGATTTCTTCAAACAAGGTATAACCTTATTGGTTAATACTGGAAAATATAAAGGTAAATATACCGTTCTTGGTTCAAAGTTTAAAAATGGTGAAACACAAATTCGTGTTATTGAAGATATAATAAACCATCAGCGTGGAAAATTAGTAATTGGTGTAATAGCAAAGGGTGGTTCTCCAATAGAACCCGAAAATGCATTTGTAGTATCTGGAGATTATACTAAAATATTTCCAATGAATTCAGCATTTAATGTTATTTCTTCAGTACGAAACGATGGATTTTATACAGTTAATAGTACTTCATATAATGCTTCTACTAATCTAACCAAAATTTATATCAATGAGCGCATTGATACTACTGATGCAACTGGTGAAATACATGAATTTGTGGGCGGTAGTTTGACATATGCAACGCCGGGATTTGGCGAAACACCACAGCTGTGTGATGTTGTACCAGAAACTTATGTTAAAGTAGCCATACGTGATAAACTTTATATTAATGGACATGGTGTTTGGGCTTCTGATGATATTATAGCACATGGAAACAGTATAGGTGCCCTTGGTTATGATCTTCCATTAACTATTTTTTCTACAACTGCACCCACTGTTACAGTTTCTGCAACAGAACCCGTTTCCCCAGTAGAAGATGATTTATGGTTTGATACAGCTTCAAATACAGGTAGCCCTAATGGTCCTGGTACATTGAAATTATATACAATGTTGTTACCTGGTTCACCATCTATAGGTTGGAAGGAAGTGCCATTAAATAAAATTTATTGGAATGATACTACAACAGGATACATGTATTATAGAACAGTTTATCAGTATTATGATAGAAATAGTTTAAGCTATCCTGTGCCATCAACTTTAAATAATTTAGATACTGGTTGGATACTTGAATATACGAAAGTCCCGGGTTATAATGAACTTATACCAGCATCTTCAACTAGAATTAATATTGGATCGGAAACTTTTATTGCTGGTGAAACAGAAACATCTGTAGCACAAACAACATACATATTATCTTCATTAACGATTCCAGTAATAGGTTCTCCTGGTGTTACCGATCCAACGTTAATAGAGGTTTTCGTCAATGGTACTCGCGCAGAATTTAATATACTATCAGAAACAACGTTTGAAATAATCACTCCCGCATTAAGTGTAGATGATTTTATTGAAGCTAAAATCTTTAATTATGGCGGTCTTGCTACCAATACTTTTGTAGGTTCGTGGGATGCAGATACTTCTATAACGGAAGACTTTAATATGTTAAAGGGTTACAAGTTTTACATAGACGGAACCCAATTAGTATCAACATCACCAGAAATAAGCAAGATATATATTCCAGATACCTCAACTGGTGAAGTATATAATATATTTAAACCTATTACTGGTTCGCCTATTACTGGCTCACCAGAGGTTAGAACGCTAGCCGACACAACCATTGAAATTACTGGATCTATATCTTCGCCTAATTATGATGGAAATTATACAATTTTAGATGCGGAAATGTACGGATCGCCAAATAGTCATGTAGCATTAACTATTGCAGGAACGCTGCCAAACACTGGTATTTTTGGCGGTTCTCCCACAATTGAAAGTGGTAAAGCGCTGTTTCAACAGTGGTTCCAATACATGATTATAGCAACAGGAACAAATTCTATAATCGTTTATGGTGATGCTACAGCCGATATTATAGGGGGTTCTCCTGCACAAACTATCAAAATATCACATTCTTTAGGTTCTCCTAATAATGATGGTGTTTATAGTGTAGAATCTGCACCAGTTTTTGATGGTATAAGAACAACAATTACGACCATAGAAGCCCTAACAAATACTGGTATTACAGGTGGTTGGGTAGAATCTATATGATATTAACATAAATATAATGAAAAAAGGAAAACAAAATGGAATCTTTTAGAACGACGGACATCATCCTAGCAGCAGTTTTGCGATTAAACGATGTCGAATTAATAGACATTGAAATCAATGGAAATAAAGGCACTTTTGTCTTCACCAATGTCGATGACGAATTTATTAACAGGTACGATCTTGGTAAATGTATGGTGGAACCTGTAGCATTTAATAACATGATAAAACAATTAACTACAAGTGTTAGACGTATAACACGGAACGATTCATCTAGCTTTTCTCGTAATAGTTAAGCTTATAAATATACGAAATAGGAGCTAATTTAATGCAGCACACACTAAACCTACCAATGGAAGTCCACGGACATTGCAAAATCGAAGACGATCTTGGAACTGTTTTCGTTGATAAAGACAACGCCGTTCATCCACAAAATATGGCGCGTGTTATCGCAAGAGCTTTAGCTAACGAAGATAATTCAAGAATTTACAGACTTGCATTTGGTAATGGCGGTACAGAAATTGACGCCGCCTATACAATTTCATTTAAAAAACCAAACGATGGACAACCTCCTGATACACAGACGTGGGAATCACGTTTATATAATGAAACATATTCAGAAGTTGTTGATGATAGTGATGCATTAATAGGTACTGACCCGGGTTCAGCAGATTCACGCGTTGGAACCCGTCCGGGCGGTGGTGCTGTTGCTTCTGGTGATCCAGATTCTGTAGAACACGTTTCAGGACCAGGTGTACGCAGTCGCGAACTCGGTTTAACCTCAGAAGTTGAAATTGTATGCGTTCTTAATCCAGATGAACCTACTGGCCAGTTATCAAATGACCAAACATCAAATAATATAGATAGTTCTTTCACTTTTGATGAAATTGCACTTTTTACTTCTGGTCTTCCAGCTTCTGCTTCCGCAGGTGTTAACGATTTAGACGTTGGTGAAAAATCTTCAACAGATCAAACACCATTACTTTCAACAAAAACATATAGTTTTAAAATTACAGTTGACCAAGCTGTAACCGATGGCGATCCTGCAACCGAAATTAGTTTTACACCACCTTCTGATTATCCTACATATGGTGAATTGTGTGAAGCTTTAAATAATGCAACATCCGGTTTGGGTCTTGCATGGGGTGTTTCTGGACCAATGCCAGGCGGCGCAACGGTTTCTATAACAGATACGACATTTGGTACGTATCCTTCTATCGAAGGTGCACAAACATATGGATTTTTACGCTTCACTAGTGGTACTACTGGTTCAACTTCAAAAGTTAGAATAACGGCAGGCACAACCTATACAGACTTGTTTGCAGGCGCAGATGGTTTAGGTGGTACGATACAACCTGCGGTAGATGGTAATGATAAGGGTGAACAAAATAATCCTGTTAACTCTGCTAAAGAACAAGAAAGACTCCTTACGCATTTAATTTTTGCGCCAGTATTAAAAGCCGCTAATAGAACTCTTACTATTACATATACACTTACAATATCTGTAGCAAGAACACAAATATAATACTTATTAATTTTTTTATATAATAAAAAACCCGCATTAAGCGGGTTTTTTAGTTTTTACTATAGTTATTTTATTGTGTTTCAACGTCTGCTCTTTTCTTAGCAATCGTTTCAGCACGTTTTTGTGCAGGTGTCATTTCGTTATTTGTTACATTAGTATCTACTTTACCAGTACCAACTTCACCAGCACGTGGATTCAATATAACACCTTCTGGTGTGATAATTTTAACCAATTGATGGAAATAATCTAGTGCATTAAGACCATTATTAAGAGTAACTTGGCTCATAAGATCCCAAAGTGCGAAGTTAGGCGCATTACGATTACGTACGATACGCGCTATGCGGTTTTTGTCAATTCCATCTAACATTGGAAGTTCAATATAGTAAGTATTACCAAAACCATCAGTTTTTAAAACGGCACATTCTGTTAATACGCCATTTCCTTTTAAATCAATCCAGTAAACGTGTGGGAAACCACCCTGTCTTTTTGTTATAGCCATTATACATCTCCTTAGTGAAAAAAGCTAAATTTCTAATATTATTTAGCAGCGATTTTTGGGGAGTTACCAATCGATTTTAACAAGTAATAGGTAATTGAGGTGAGCCATCAGAATAAACAGGATTGAGCGGATCGCTATTATCTATACATCTATTTCCATCAGATGTCGGTGAACCTGTACGTGAAACCCACGCACCAGTACCTACATAACTATCCCACACCTTAACGGTATCAATAGTAAGTATTGAACCATCGACGGTTGCATCACTATTACGGATATAAATCATAGATATAGCTGGGCCAGTTCGTATAGCACTAGTAGGTAAGTCTGGTGGTCCGCTGCCACCTGTTAGATTAGAATTTGTGAAACTCGCTATATGGTCTGGATCGTAAATGGAAGAATCCCAGCCATCTGGTGAACCAATACCTATTGTTTGAATGTCAATATCAGGAAGTGTTGCGATTGTACTAGATACTAATTGGTTACGAAAACCTACAGTATAATCAACATTATCAGGATATGATGATGGTAGTGAAGGCAAATAACTTTCATCGTGAACTGCATTACGTTTCCACTCCCATGCACCCGTCAATGGTGATCCAGCACCAGCGTAATAAACTTGATATTGACAAGACGTGTAGATATCGGGGGTATTAATACCGTCATCAACTGTTAATGTTACTTGGATAAAAAAAGTAGTATTATTAATTGTGGGTGTAGTATATAATGCATCGCGTGCAGCAGCATATGTAGATTCGGTTGTATCAACCCATGTACTACCATTCCAATATTTAAAACTACAAGTTATTGATATATTGTTGGCACTAGTACCACCGTTTACACTCCTAAATAGTTCGCCGCCTAATATATTTCTAGCACGATATTCATTAAATTCTGGTAATACACAGATTTCTGTTCCTGCGGTAAAATCTGGTATAAATCCTTTTACCCCGTTAGTACTTTCATAGCAATAATTTTGTTTAGGTACACAAACGCCCATATTTTACCCCGAAAAGACATCACTAGAACCAACACTAATAGTTCCTGCGTGTGGATGTGATGATGGATGACCAGGATCAGTATGTGTAGCAATGGCATCGCCAAAACGCGCCAGTGGGAGATTATTAACAAAAACAGATCCCGAACCATTAATAATTGGCGTAGGTGGATATAGGGTGTGCCCTGGGGGTGTATGTCCTATAGTCATATCCCCCAATCTTACGGCCGGTATATTATTAACAAATACGTCACCGCTACCTTGGGCTATGGTATCTCCACAGGAAATTGGATCACCTATCCTTGCCACTGCTGAACTCATTCATTTCTCCAAAAATTAACCTATTCAATAATAAATATTTATCATGATTACAAGGAGGTAATTATGGATATAGATAGATTTCGTCAAATTCACCTTGCATTGGCCGAAATGCTTGATGCATGGCGCATTGTTCCACGTGCCTTAGTAGGTTTATACTGCTGGATGTTATACAAAGTAGTAATGTGGTATATGGCATTAGAACCACACCTCATCGACAAATGTGTTTCGCAAAATACATTAGATTGTATTGTTCAGGCACCTACCACACAACACGCCGCATTGGTTACAGCTGTTGTTGGTATTTCTGCCGCTGTTTTCGGACTATATACTTCTACAGGTAAAAAATGGAATGGATTTACATTTTGGGGTAATAAAAAAGAAGATGCCCCTAAACCAAAAGTAGATGACCACGCAGGTGAGTAATCACCTGCTTAGCATCTCCGCAAATTGTTCGGCTTGACCAGCCAACTTTTTCATATCATACTTTCCTAAAAATTTGAGAAAGTGGAAATATGAATATGTGCCGGGATCTTCCATTTCATTAAGAATTGTTTCTTTAATTAAATTACGATATTCTTCTGGTTGTTTTCGTAAGTCCATCAATAATTGATTTTCTTTAAAAACATCCTTAACACGCATTTCCTTTCCTTCATGGTTTGTCCATGTCTCTTCCATCATATTAACGCGTTCTAAGGGATCATTATATGCTTTTTGGATTCTAGTTGTTCTAACACGCGGATAAGCAGATTGTACGTTGTCACCGGCGTCACCACGAACACACTTTTCAAATATAAACAATTCAGCATCACCACCCCAATTATCAAGGCTGCGCTCTTTATCATCCGCAGGATTGATAAGTGTAACATTAGGAAAACCGAGTAATTGTATATAATCTTTATCTGTGCTTATTACAACAATTTCGTTATCATCACCAGAATACATTTGGACAAACCCTGCTGCTAGATCATCTGCTTCTAGACCATCCGCAGCGAGACATACAACACTTGTACGCACATTCATTAGTTCTTCAAATTCACTTAAATGTTCTAAAAACAGTTCATACTTTTCGCGCTCTTTTGGTGTCATATCTTGACGGCGATTACCCTTGTATAATTTACCTGAAATACACTTTTCAGATTTTGTATATTCTTTACGCCAAGTTTTGCGGTCAAAACACATGACAACTTTATCAGGTTTATGCGCTCTGTAATATTTGTTTAATGTAAGGAGTGCTTGGTGATGTGCTAAACCAGCAAGTGTAATATCATCTTCACCTTTATTCGCATAGAATGTACGATATAGAAGGTTGCTAATATCTAAGACTAAGTATTTCATTATTATTCGTATTCACTTATATCACCGCCGAAACGTTCTTCCATGTCATCGGCCATGTCGCGTAAAAGTAGAGTAACCCACTTTTGGACTGTTTGTTCATCATCCGTGCCCTTAATTCCATTAACACGAAGGTAATCAACAAATGCGTCGTTCCAATCTAATTCAACTTTAACACCAGCATCAGTTCTAACCCATCCAATAATATCAACCCATGGATCTGGGGAAGCTTTCATTTTTTCAACATATTGTCTGTGCTGTTCATCTTCTGCTTCGCGGCGTAAACGTTGATGTTCCATCTTGCGCGTATTTTCATCTTTAAATTCTTCCATAATTTGTTTTTTAAGTTGCTCTTTAATGTCAGCCAAATCTTCACCAGAAAGAATTGATGATTTCGCCTGTTCTTTAGTTACTTCATATTCACTAAATGATTCATTTTCAGGCATCACTGGCTCGGCAGGAACAGATACCAGATTATCGTTTTCATCCGTTGTTATAGTCATTATTATCTCCTAAAATTATAATATGGTACATCTATTTAACCCCAAAAAGGATAGATGTACCAATTAAATTTTATACTTGTGGTAATACGTAAATGGAAAGACCATTAACAGTAATACTAAGGATACCTTTTTCACCAATTTCAAAGTATCCGTCTGGATTTTGTTTGAAAAGTGCTAAAAGGGTTTTCACAGGATATCTGTGTGAAAAGGATGGATTTGCATCGTCATCTAAAAGTTCAGCATCTGGTGCAAATTTGTGGTTAAATACATCACTGTTAACATCGGTTAATTCTAGTGAAACACCATCATTATAAATTATAGCAACGGTTTCAGAACCCATAGCTACTTGACCCTTTTGAAGTAGACTTACCGCATCTGCATTAAGCTGAACGCGATATACCAAATTGTCGTTAATCTGACGCGGTGCTTGAATAGTCGTCGGATTTGCACAACGATAATCAACTTTTAATCCAGTACCCTTCATTGTGATAGAACGAGCGTATTCTTCACCATCATCAACTGTTACGTCAAGTGTAAAATTTTCACTTGGTTTAGCAATTTCAAGACGTGATAAAAAGACACCAATACGATTCAACCCTACTGAACCAAATGGCATTTCAGGTACGTCTGCGTTTTGATATAATACTACAGTTCTTGCATCGTCAATAGCACGAACCATCTCTGGTTCAATAATGATATTGTCAATACCAATACTTTGGCCTGTTTTAACTACATTTTCAATAAATGAGATTTGTTCTTGAGAAAGTTTCATTGTTATTATTATCCTATCTAATATGTTATATTTTTTATAATTTATGGATTATACTAAAAATCTAATATACTGTCAACTATTTTATCTTTAGCCATTTCTTTTTCACTTTTCCATTCTGGTATTTCAAACCCCATATGTTCTTTAATCCATTCAGCAAGGATTCTTCTATGACAAAATCCTCCAGGTTTTTCGTAACATAAAAGAATTGCCCCATCTGGTAAAAGTTCAATCAATTCTTCAGGAACTATTTGTCTATCATTAAGTAGCTTAAGATATTCTTCTTTATATTTTTCTTTACTATATGTACCATCTTTGGTTTTTTTAACCAAATCGAATTTTGGTGCTAGTAGTTCACGCATTTCCTTGCCGTTATACCATTCAGGTATGATAGAACTGATGGCAATGGCGTTGGGGTTGCTACCATTTCTAGCAAAGTTAGATGTGTAGATTTTTTTCATTTTTTGAATGCCAATAATTCCTGGCAGCGCTATATACAATTTCTGCCATCAACGTAAATCCATTAGGCACCTTCCCATATAGTAATGAATATTTGTTAATTATTCTATCAGCGACCAAATAACAATCATTTAAAGATTTACAATTTGCAGACTTACATTCTAATCTTACTTCTTCTTTTGATACCATATCAAAATCCTAATAAATCATCATTCAACAAACTTTGTTTTGAAGGGGTTTCACGCCCAATCGCTTTTACGATGTTATTAAATGGGTTATCTACAAGCCGATCAATATGCATTTTTCTATGAATAGTGAATTCATCAAGAAACCAATCTGGAACCTGTTCGATATCAACAGGTATGGCAATACTTTTAAATCTTCCGTAGTTTTTATTTAAATAAAAAACTTTTATTTTCATACCTGAAGTAATTTCAGGGCTTTCCTTATCACCATATTTTTCACGACACATATTGTAATGTATGGAAGCCGCAACATGACCGGGTAAGCGTGTTTTTTCATTTCGTTGAAATTCGCGGGTATACTGTTCCACCTTTTTTACACCTTTTGGTAACCCAATAGACATAACTTCTTTTGTGTTAAAAAGTTCATCTTTATAATCTACAATTTCGTGTGCGAGTGTATCCCATTCTTCACCCTTTAAATATCGTTCAATATATTTGTTGAGAACTTTGGATATTTCCCTTGGAAGTGTTGTTTTCTTTGTATCCAATCCCATAATTTTACATTTGTCACATTTGAATCCTTCATTATCAACAATATGTAAAAAGTATCGTTTCTTATCAACAAATATCCCTTTATCTGAAACTATTTCACGACCAGTTTTAATAATATCATCAAAGCCTTCACAACACAAAAATGCGTTTCGCATAAATTCTGGAAATGATTTACTAGTCTGTTCACCAACAGCATCAGCAATAGCAATAGCTTCTTCTACAGTTGTTGCATGAGTTTTAAAATATGTAGAGTCTGTGTCACCGTAGATAACAGACCATTTATCAGAATAACCAATATGAACATCACCATTTTCGTCGAGTTCACGCCTATCTGTTGGTGCATATTTTCCATCTAATAATTTAGCTACATATGCACATTGATGTAATAGGATTGCCCTACTAGTTGCAGTCGTACTTTCACCAAGACGTTTATCATAAAATCTAAAATACGCATTTAAAAGAGAGCCATAGTAACTGTTCAATTTAATCTTGTAAACATATTGGAGTTTATCGTAGTAAGTTGCTTTAATTAAATCACCAGCTTCTTTTGCTTCTTTATTAAGTTTTTGGTATTCTTTACGTTTTCCATACCAATATTCAAGAATAGATGGCATGATACCTTTGCGTTCTTGTGTGAATACTGTACCATAACCAGATACTGACCATTTCTTATTTTTTAAAGCTTCACGCCATTCATCTGCGCCTGTGGTTAACGCTTCACCAGAATCAAATTCGAGGGTTAGCTTTGCAAAGGAACCATCCCTTATATGTTCAAATGCCAATTCTTTTTCTACAAACTGTCCTACAATAGTTTCAGGACTTATATTGTTGGAACGAATGGTGGATGGATATAGAGAGTTTATATCGACTGCCCCAATAAGTTCATGTTCACCAATCTGTGGAAGTAAAACGAAAGCACCTTTGGCCTTTTCCGTATGTTCAGGAACGTGAACATCATTAACAATCATACCATTAAGCTCATAGTGACAGTAGTTAATCGTTGCAAATTCTGATAGTTTTATAGTTCCAGTAACGTGTTTAAATAGACCCGTAGAAAGATGACACATTTGGTTTGCAAGTTCTATATAACCTAAACGGTCTTCAAACCCTTTCAAAATTTCTGTATCACGAAGGTTATATCGTACAAATTTTAAAAAATCCTTTCTGTATAGCCCAGCAAGTGAACCTTCATATTCTAGCTTAGGCATTATCGGTTCATTAGTATCTGGATCAACTAAAATTTCTTCCGCGATAGATTCTAAAGTAAATGAATGTCGTTCAACAACTTCATATTTTTTAAATATTGGTAAATAGTCTGCGCTAATCCTACCAGATAAATCTAATGTTGTTTGTATTCTGTAATTTAATTCAACGTCACGAAATTTTGGCGGTCTGCCTTCAGGAAAGGATAATTGATTAAGATATACACTACCCATTTTTTCTAATCGTTTACCTATGTAAGGAACGTCAAAAAATTCACTATTCCAACCAGAAATTACATCACTATCCTTAATTTCTTCAAGAAAACATAAAAGTAATTCTTCTTCATTATCAACAAAAACAACATCAACTTTACAGTCTATTGGGAGTTTTGCTATTTCGTCTAATTTTTGTAAAACTGTTTTCCTATCCGTTTGGCCATTATACTCTTTGGGTGGTACAGCATAAACCACCATGCGTTTTTGCCAAGCATTGTATAATGCGACAGAGTTTATTGGTGCATATGGATTACCAACAGTTGAATAACCAATTTCTGGATTATAATCAACCTCGATGTCAAAAAAGGTTACGTTTAATTCTGGGGCTGGCTTGTTATAATAATGTTCGGAAAGGATTTTCAATTCTGGAGGAATGTCTGATTCAAATAGCTTAACCCCCATTCCTGAAAATTTAGAGCGTGCTATGTTGAAATCCTTGCCTGTGGCAAAGTCGTGACGTTCTAATTTATCACCATATATGCTTGTATATTGACCATTTTTTGATTTTGTGTAAAAGTAGTACGGTGCACGATGTGTTACAACTTCGCGCTTTCCATTGTTTCTTTCCCATACTAGGACATCATTGTTTATTTTTGTAGTATTGATATATCCCATTTATTTTCCTTATTCTTATTATTTTTAGCATCAAATATGATATACGATACGTGTTAGGATGTCAAGATTGTTTTAATAATTTGGTCTTTATATTGGGTTGTAAAACATTCGTTTCTTCCACCAAAAGGCATGGGTGGTATAAATTGCGAATTAACGAATGTACGAATTAGATGCTGCTCTAATAAAAAAGCATCATATAAATCGAGTGTTTTTTCTATTAACACATTATATTTGTAAGCTTTATATCCACGCCTAAACCTATCTTCTATAGAGGTTTGTGTAATACCTACCTTTAAAAATTTAATATTCTCATTGATATCTGTAAATTCTAAAAGATATATTTTACCAGGTCTAGACTTTAATTCTTCATTTTCATTGAACAATTTTTCAGAAAAATGTCCAGGTTTATTACATATAGGACACCCCGCCCCACGCATATGACTCATAGGTGCTTGTTTAAATTCACCATGGCTAGGACATATTATGATGACCTTAGTACTATCTGTAACATATTTAGCCAGAGAATAATCATATTTGTTACCATGAACTTCCATAGATCTTATTAAAAAATCGCGTTGTGTTAGTGGTGCGCTTCCACCACACTTGGGACATCCACAGCCATCTAAATGATCTTTCGGTGTTTGTTCAAAAACACCATGCTCGCGACAAACTATCTGAACTTTACCCCGATTACCCGTATAATTTACTAACATATATTCATATTTGTTGTCATGTATATTGTTCGCTTTTTCTATAAATTCTGACGTATTAGATTTAGATGTACCACCACAAACCGGGCATCCGTGTTTTCTGAGGGTATGTTTTTCTGGCGTTTGTTTAAAATAACCATGGATTGGACAACCAATTATAACAGGAGTTTTAGCGTTTACGTAATCAACTTTACTATAATCATACCTATTTTTGTGTATTTTTTTAGAATTACGTAAAAAATTTTTACTTCTCTGATAAATATTATTAGACATTAATTCTTAACCCACGTTTAAAAATTGTATTTATTAAGGAGAAACAGAGTGATAAGTCTTCCGCCAAAAGGTGATAACGCCAAAAAATTGGGTGCATATTTTGCACCATTGAAAGTTGAAGCACAAGCATCGCCAAACATGACAGTTAAAGTCGCCGCTGGTGGTTTTTGGACGGCTACGGGCGAATATATGGAATATTCAGGTGGCACATCACAACCGATTACTAATCCAACAGCTGATGCAAAATGGGTTATAATTGCACTAAAACCAAATGGCCAACTCAATCCCCCAATAGACGGTATCGCAAGCGCCACACCAGATTTACCAGATTCATCCTTATACAAAGATTATTTACCATTGGCGGCAATCTTTGTTGGTAATACCACACTTTCTATCACAAACGATATGATCTACGATCTTCGTCCTATGTGGCAAATCCAACCAGATAGTGTTAGTCAATCACAGTTAGATGCTTTTGCAACAGTAGACCAACTTAATGATGGTTTAGCAACGAAAGCTGAAACTTTTGGTACAGCAGATGAATATTTTACACTTAATACAGATGGCGGCTCATTACCAGCCATTACTGGCGCTGGAATAGCAGTCTCGCGTCCGGGTGGAACAGTATCAATAAGATTCGTAGAAGAAAGTGTCGGAAGTCCTGATAGTGGACCACATTGGGAATTTACTAACGACGGCGCAACGTGGAATCCAATTGGCGTTTCCACTGGTAGTTTTTATTCTAAAGCACAATTAGATGGTGGTGCACTAGACTTCAGATATTATACTGAAAATGAACTTTCAAGTACAGGTGTATTGGATTCGCGTTATTATACAGAAACGGAAGCAAACGCGTTATTTGCACCTATTTCGCACAACCACACAGTTTCTGAAATTACAGATTTTCCAGTTGCAGGATACGTTGAAACGGTTAATACACTGGCACCAGTTTTGGGCGATATCAGTTTAAATATTAACGATATCCTTGATGTAACTAGCAGTGGTGCTGGCAACAAACATGTGTTAGTTCACAATGGCACGAATTATGTAAATAGATTTCTTGTTACAGACGATCTTAATGATGTTGATACTACTTCATTAGCACCAGCAAATAAACACGTATTAGTTCATAATGGTGTAAAATTCGTAAACCGTGCACTTGTCAAATCAGACATTTCTGATTTTGTAGATGCCGATCATGTTGTTGCAAAAGCCGATGTCGGCTCCCCAAATACGGGTGTTGACCAAGATGTTTATGGTATTAAAACTTTTAAAAATGGTATTATAATTGAACAAAATCTTCAAGTTTTAGGTACCAATACAAGCATAGAAACAAACGAATTATACGTTAAAGACACTTTCGTAGATATTAACTATGGTGATACTGCTAATCTTGCTGCTAATGGTACAGGTACGGCAGGTATTCGAATTTCACGTGGTGTTGGCGGAAGTCCTGCATCTAATTTACCAGATGCTATTATTCAATGGGATGAAAGTGCAAAACAATGGGAACTTGGCGTTGAAGGTAGTGCAACACCAATAGTTTCTTCACTTTCCGTTCAACTTGACTTAGCACAACATATGGCAGAAACTGGAAGCCCACCATCATTATTCCACATGTCAGCAGCACAGAATGCTTTCTTAGATGCGATAATGGTTGGAAGCCCTCCAACATTAGCTACTGAAGTTGGCTACCTTAACGGTGTTACATCGTTAATTCAACCACAAATAGATAGCAAAATCGGTCGCGCTGGCGATGCGATGGATAGCGCTGCTAACCTTACATTCTCAGGTGGCGGTGAAGTTCTTGGTTTACCAGCTATACCTTCCGCTACTGCTGCCGCATCAAAAGAATATGTTGACGCAGTTCAGGCAGCATTACATGCACACGCAGTAGACACTGGAAGCCCAACAGTATTCCACATGACAGCAGACCAAAATGCATTTTTAGATGCGATTGTAGTTGGCAGCCCTGCTACTATGGCAGCCGAAATCAATTTTCTTAATGGTGTAACGTCAAACGTACAAGTACAAATAGATAGCAAAATTGGCCGTGCAGGTGATGCAATGGACAGCGCTGCTAACCTTACGTTCTCAGGCGGCGGTGAAGTTCTTGGTTTACCAACCGTACCTTCTGCTACTGGTGCTTCTTCAAAAGAATATGTTGATGCACAAACCTCCGCTATACAAGCGGCATTACATGCACACGCAGTAGACACTGGAAGCCCAACAGTATTCCACATGACAGCAGACCAAAATGCATTTTTAGATGCTATAGTACTTGGTAGCCCTGCTGTAATGGCAACAGAAGTTAACCATTTAAATGGTGTAACATCAAATATACAAGCACAGTTAAACCTTAAAGCTAACTTTGTTGGTGGTAGTCCGAATGTAGTTGGTAATATTCTTAGAATTGCTGCCAACGGTGATATGGAAGACGCAGGTGTTGCAGTAAACGATGCTGGTACTACAGTTGCCGATTTATGGACAGCTAATAAGATTGATACAACGAAGGCCGATAAAGTTTCAGGTGCAGTTGCAGGCAATTTTGCAGGTCTTGACGGTTCAGGCAACTTAACAGATAGTGGTTCAAATGCAGCATCATTCGCAGCAGCAGTTCATACGCACGTTGCCGCAAATATTACTGATTTTTCTACCGCAGTTACGGCTGAACTTAATGTAAACAACTTAGATGAGATGCAGGATGTCGCATATGCTGGTATAGCTAATGGTGATTTCTTAAAACGCGTTGCTGGTGTATGGGCAAACCAAGCCCCTTCAGTTATAACTGATTTTGTACGTACACAGGGAAGTATCGCAGAATCCATCAATGGTGTTAAAACTTTTAGTGATTCCACTGTTTTTAGTTCAACAGTAACGGTTAATGGTGACCTTATAGTTAACGGTACAACTACAACAATCGATGCTACTAACTTAAATATAGACGATAATAATATCACGCTTAACAGAAACTATACAGGTGCAACATCCGGTAGTACGGGTTCTGGTATTACTATTGTTCGTGGTGGCGGTTCACCACTTGCAGCAAATGCTGTTCTTGTTTGGGATAATACATTAGAAACGTTTAAAGCTGGTGTAGATGGAACTGAATTACCACTCGCAAAAGTTGGTACATCTGTCGCGCAACCACTTTACACGCTTGTTTCTGCACCAGCTGGAAGTCCAGGTGCTTATATCCTTTCATGGAATATACCAACACCATCAGTAGGCCATGCAGCAATACAAATATTTGTTAATGGTATTAAACAAATCGAAGGTGCAAGTAAAGCATATCAGGTTTCGGGTTATGGTACTGGCACTATTACAATTACATTTAATGCTGGTAGTGAACCGACTGCCCTTGCAGATGTAGAAATTTACGGCTTTGGTTATATAGAATAAGGGAGTAAACAATGGCTCAAGAAAAAGTACTAGGCAAGCAGCTTAATATACCAGACGTTGCGAATGAAATCGTTAATGATGCAACAGCAAAAGCATCATTAAATACGCAATATCTTAATCGTAATGGCGGTAGTCCAACGGCCATGTTAGCCGATTTGGATATGGGTGGAAATGCTATAACAAATGTTGGCAATGTAGACGGCGTGGATGTTTCAGTACTTAAAACTGATTACGATGCACACTTGGGTAGTCCCGCTCCGGCGAATACACATGAACAAATTGATACACACATCGCTAATAGCACACTTCATTTTATAATAGATGATACAGGAAGTCCTGTAAGTACTACAGAAGTTTGGTCTGCATCTAAAGTTGCAGGCGAATTAGCATTAAAACAAGAAGGTCATTGGATATATGCGAACAATGGCGCAGATTTTGCTACCGCGCCAGTAGCACCGGGTGTTGGTTCTATTTCGATAGGTAACGCCGCAGGTCTTGGTTCGCCAACAATAAATGGCACTATTTCTATCGGTGAAGTGGCACACGCACGCGGTGATTATAGCATCGCTATTGGTCAAGAAGCCGTTGCCGATTCGGTTGAAGCTTTTGGTGGTTGGGCTTCTATTGCCATTGGTTACCAAGCAATAACACGCGGTTACGAAAATATTGCAATCGGTGAAGCTGCACAAGCAGGTTATACCAAAGATGCTGGAAGTTCATTAACAGGTACTATAGCAATTGGTGCATATACAAATGCATATGCAACCGATTGTACCGCTGTTGGTTACCAAGCAATCGCTTCTGGATTCACTGGATCGCCAGTAGGTTCGCCATTAACTGCAACAGATAAACAACGTGCAACTGCCTTTGGTGCATATGCAACAGCCAAATCGCAAGATTCTCTTGCGCTTGGTGCTAATGCGATTGTAGGTGGAACACAAGGAGAGCGCGTTGGTGGAATAGCAATAGGTGCAAACGCTGATTGTCGTGGAACTAATTCGATAGCATTAGGATATTCAACGCAGACAAACTTGGATTATGCAACTACTATTGGTTATAATCTTACAAACACAACAGCAAGCAGTGTTATGATTGGCCAAGCCGCGCACGGTTCACCAATAGAAACATTCTACATGTTAATGTCAGACAATGGTGTATTAACATTATCTGGTGCGAAAGCACAGTTCGTACAACCAAATTATGCAGGCTCGCCTGTTAATTTACCTGTTGGTGTAACAGGTGGTACAGTTTACGATACTACTGTAAGTCGTGTAAAAGCATATAATGGATCATCTTGGGTTGCGCAAGCACCTGAAGATAGTCCTGTATTCACTGGCGTTCCAGTAGCACCAACATACACAGTTGGAACATTACCAGTGGTGGTTGCAGGCGGTTTTATCTATGTTATAGATGCAACAGGCTTTGGTTCACCAGCACCAACAGGTTCAATGTGTTTTGGTCGTGGTGGAAGTCCATCTTTCTGGATCGATATGACAACAGGTAAGCCGGTAGTTTAATAACTACTAAAAAGAAAAGGGGCTTAAAGCCCCTTTTCTTTTAATCTTCAGAAATTTCCTGCCCTTCAACGACAGCTTCATAGAGATATTCAAAATGTTCAGTTTCCTGTTGCAAGTCAGCATAATTATGTTTATACATAGTTCTTGCCATTTTGTTAATATATTTCTTTTTAATTTCAAATTTTTCTTCAGCCGCAGCCGCAATATCCTTCATTTGTTCTTTTTCGTCATCAATGCGCTGTAAGCAATGTGTCATTTCAACGATCATAGTTTTGAGGGCTTTGCGTTCATCGGGGTTAATAGCTATTGTCATTATTATTCTCCGTTATTGTTATAATATTTTGTGATACTATAACATAACGGAAAATAAAATGCAATAGGTTATTATGATGAAGAAAGTTCTGCTGCTTTATTAAAAGGTCTAACTTCTTTTATTAACCTATTAATGATATGAATGAAATATTCGTGTTCCTTTGGATTTTCAATATCGTTTGCCGCACCTTGTCCTGTATTATAAGCAACAACCGCCTGCGACCAACTTTTGGACGATTTGCGATGAATAGCAAAATTCAAAGCTGCCAAATGGATACTAAATTCATCATCTTGAATTAATTTGATAATAAGTTCTTCTTCGCGAACACGTGAAAGCGTTTTACGAGTAGGAAAATACTTTGTAACAAGTTCTGGATATGCAGTTAATACTTTCTTTGCAGTAGATACTTTCATTTGCATAACACCATAACTGCGTTTACCTACGGGTAAATTAATATCACCAATTCTATCACCAAAAGCACCAGCATGTGTTTCTTGTAACAACAATGCTTGAATAGTTTCTGGGAATCCAACATCCTTACCGATATAATATGCCATTTCCATCAACTTACGCTGTTCAGGTGAATATCTTTTACCTTTAACCTTAATGGTACTAATGGCAATCTCTGTTGCACCATCAGAAGTATGAATAACATAACCATCTTCTTCCTGCGTATTAATATAAACATTCACAGGTGTCGGTGTAGATTTACCATGTTCTGCCAATGCTACATAAGGATTAACGGTCGCCCGTGCTTCTTCTGCGAGCCTACGTTCCTTTTCTGCCTTAAGATTATATTCGGCTGCTTCACTTAGTGCATCGGCGCGAACTTTTTCCAATTCTACTTTGGTTTTGGCAGTAGCTTTTGCAATTTTAATACGTTCATCGCTGCTCTGTTTCGCCAAAGCAAGTTCTATATTTTTTAACGCAATTTCTTTTTCTAATACCGAATCGCGATATCCGCTTATATTAATACCAAGCACTGTAAAAGAAAGTACGATACATGCTACTGTTATCGTCGAATTCGCAGAACCAGCCGCAATGTGGTTATTGAAATTAACCCATCTTACATGAATGGCAGTCATCAATTTTCTTACATTTTCCATCGTAAAATATCCCCTTACTTTAGTAGTATAAGATTTCATAACATTACCTCTAATATTAATAGAATATGCTAATTTTAACCCAAATATTTATGGGTGTCAAGTTTTATTGTTATTGTAAGTGATTGAACCAACTAAGATAATTACCTGGAAACTCAGCTGGTTGATATAAATATGGCGTTTGTCCAGCCATATAAAATCTTGCTATAAACAAATCACCTGCGGCGATTTGCGAAAATGCATTAATAAAATGCGGACTGCTTGGATATACTATAAGCGTTCCACGTTCTGGATTAAATCCAAATTTATGTTGTAGAAATTCTAACTTACCACCATAAACTTCATAATCAGAATCAAATGGTAAGTCATCTTGATAGTCACTTAAAAATAATATAGCGCTAAAATCTCTATCTTTGGTTCTAACCCATTTTTTATTTACCCACTTAGAATTGTCACAAATTGCTTCAGGTTTCACACCTTCCGCATGAAATTCAAATGTAACCATTTCTGTACCACGATGTTGAAAATTGTAATACTTTTCAAACAATGGTATTAATGGTTCAAATTTATCATAGATTAGTTTTTCGGAGTCTTCATGGTGGCGCATCATTTTAATAGGAGTGCCATCCTTATCCATGTCAGGCGAATAGTATCCTAAATTGTCTACAATTATTTCACATTGTTTAGGTGTAAGAAAATTTTGTACCACATAAAACGGCGATTTTGGTGTTGCCATGACTATTCCTTATTATTTTTATTTGATGCTTTTTATAAAATCTAATACTATTTTTGCTTTTTCAATATCATCTTCTATGATAAAATTAGAGATGATATCGTCTTTGAATTCTTCCTGTAATCCTTCCCAATCTACTTTAGTATCTTGGGTAAAATCTTCATCTAACGCATCCGGATCATTTATAGTTGGATCTATCATGAATCCACCAGCTTCAAGAATATTTTGACCAACCAGTATAGGATATTTCATTTTTCCACGATCATTTAAATTAAACATCATGTTAATTAATTGTTGTTGATTTATACGAATGTTTAGTTGTATAACGGGGCGATATTCCATATCACCATTTGACGATTTAATCGCTTGTTTTTCTAGCACTGGGAGTGTAATTTTGTTTTCAGAAAGTTCAGGACATGTGAATGTTACTTGACCGTTGTTTATGCTCCAGTTTTCCGCATGTATAGATGAAACGTCAGCACCAGTATCTACTTTACCTTTCATTGCCGAACTGTTAGGGATACTAGTAACTATAACGTCAACAACATCACCTATGATCTTTTCTTTCTTAATATTAACACTATCACCATTTACATCTTCTGTAACAACTTTACCAATTATTCTTGCCTTAGTAGTATTACGAAGATCATATGGGTACATTACTGGTTTACCGGGTGCAAACCCCCAAAGAAAAACCAATGCACCGCCCAATCCAGCTTCTCGCGCTCTTTCAATTTCTGGTTTGGGTGTAAAATATAACCACATAGCCTTGTAGTTATTTTTCATCATGTCTTCTAGTGAATATTCTGACGAACGAAATTTTAGAAATCTTACACCCGCTACGACAATTTCTTCAGGGAAATTAAAATTACCGCCCATAAATGCTGCTTTTAAATCTTCTAAATTTTCAAATTCCATGTAATTTCCCCAGTGTAATATGTTATTTATTCAAAGAATTGAACAAAGCGATATCTTGAAGTAGTGGTGCAATCCAGTTTTCGACCTTTTCGCGAAATATTAAAGGCATTAATCCACGTTCTACTGTCATTAAAATAGTAATATCTTCAATAGTTTCACCAGTGCGTTCATGCCATGCAATAGCATATGCCGTACATTGTTTAAAATAATCGTGCACCATATCATGCGTTTTATTGTTTGTGGAAGTTTTAAAATCGACAATAGAAAGAACCCCATCATATTCCGCAACACAATCTACAGTTCCGGCCACTTTTAAAAGGTCACAATATAGACCAACTTCCTGCGCACGTATATTATTAATTTTATTAAGATATATCTTTAATTTATTAAAATCACTAATATATTCGGGTTTAATACCCTTTGTAATAATTTCTTCATTTTTAAGGTATTTTTCTGCCAGTTCATGCACAGCAGTACCACGATCAGCGCATCGTTTAGTTTCGCGATCTGCGTTCTTATCTCCCAGCATTTTTCGCCAATTTTCAAGGTGTGGTTTATCTTTCGCACCTAAAACAGTAGTTACTGATGGATATTCATTTCCATCTGGCGTAATGTAGAATCTCTTGCCACTTGGTTGATTTTTTTGTATAATCTTGGGCAATTCTGGAATTTCTATATGTGTAAACATATGATTACCTTATTTTTATTATACGCTAATAAGCATATATAACCTGATATCATACTATTTATTACAATCAAAATCAACCATATGGAGGATAATAATATGGCTAAACATTATGTTTACAGAAATATTAAGACAGATAAGACCATTTTTGAAACTGTACAGCCTAATTATATTTCCATGGATGAAGTGGATATTATGGTATTGAAAAAAACAGGCACAGATCCAAGATTAAATCCGGCAGTGATTGTTCGTTCAATTCATGTAGTTCCAGATAACTACAAAGCCCCAAAGAAAACGCGTTGACATTAAACCTAGAAATCGATATACTATAAGGATGTATGTATATCCAAAGAAAATAACAAGCTTCAAAACAGGTGGACAGGAAATAGTAGAAGACGGCTCACAGCGCCGGATTAAAACTATGCCTGTTATTAACTATCGCAACGATCCAATAAACATGGGATTAGTAAAAACTTTTTTCGCCGCAATTGAAAAAATCAATAACCTCGGCGATGATGTAGGTGAACTTTACGTTATTCGGTTCTGTTTTTTAAAAGATGCTGATTGTATTTGGCATTTTGAAAATAAAGAAGATCGCGATGAAGAATTTAAACAATTATTGGAACAAACAGGCGCTGCAAAATTTTACGGTGAAGAGAAGTGTTAACAAAAAGGCTAAACAATGGCAAAAAAATTAAAAAAGAAGAAAAAGGCAACTAAACCAAACAAACATCCAATCTATGTTGCTACATGGGAATCAGAATCAACAGATTCGGGCGTTGAAGGATATTGGTTAAACAGACCATCTGAAAGGGAATTAACTGCACATTTTAAAGAAACAATGCCATGGGAATTTGGTGAATATGGTAGAACTGTTTGGTGGGAAGTAGTAGTGCTTTATGAAAGTGAAATCCCTGAAGGTATAGATGTAGTTCAGAGTATTTAGAAATGAGTAAGTTTGAATGTAAAGTTTACAGATTGGAAATTGAAGAACATCCCAATGCTGACGTAATTGAATTAGCAAAGGTCGGTGATTATCGTTCTATTGTTCGTAAAGGACAATTTAAAACCGGCGATCTTGGTGTTTATATTCCAGAGGCTGCTATTCTTCCCGATTGGATGATTGAACGTCTTGGTTTAGAAGGTAAACTTGCAGGTAAGGATAAAAACCGTGTAAAAGCTGTTAAGCTTCGCGGCATCTTATCACAGGGCTTAATTTATCCTGTAGAAACTCGCGAAGACTGCATTGATATGGACACTGGTGATATTTCTAATATTCACTGTGTAACGCACAGTGAAGGCGGCTTTGGTCGTTCCGTAGAAATTGGCGATGATGTTACTGAATGGCTGCGTATTACTAAGTATGAACCACCAATTCCAACACAAATGGCAGGTGAAGTTTTTAATGCTTTTGGTATGACACTAAAATATGATATTGAAAACTTGAAGAAGTATCCAGATATTTTAATTGATGGTGAAGATGTCACATTAACAGAAAAAATCCACGGTACTTGGTGTTGTATGGGATTTCATCCTGATTCGGATATTCCTATTATTACTTCCAAAGGTTTAAGTGGTCAAGGTTTAGCATTTAAGTTTAATGAAGCTAATGCGAAAAATTTATACATTCGTGCCTACGATGCTACTAAAAATACTGATGGTTGGTCAGTTTTAGATCGTCTTAGAACCCTTATTGGACTTTTTGAAGAACCTGTTTACATCCTTGGAGAGATTTTTGGAGAGGGTGTACAAGACCTAACTTACGGTGGTCAACCGCTTCAGTTTCGCGTCTTCGATATTTTCTTAGGCGATCCATCTAATGGATTATATTATACACAACCCGAAGTTCATTATATGTGTGAACAACTTGGATTGGAAGCAGTACCAATGCTATATGCTGGGCCTTACAGTCGTGAAATTGTAGAAAAATACACAGATGGAAAAGAAACCGCATCTGGTACAGAAGCACACATGCGCGAAGGTGTGGTAATTCGTCCATTCCCAGAAAGAAAGCATGATGAAATCGGTCGTGTTATTCTGAAAAGTGTAAGCGAAAAATACCTATTACGTAAAAACGGAACTGAATATAACTAAAGGTGATATATGATTGACCCACGTGATTATGACGTAAGTACCGAAACGGGTGTGTTGGAACTCGAATTAGCTATCGCAAATGAAAAAATAGAAAAACTTCAAAGGGCTTATAAACTTATGCGCAATAGTGCAGCAGGATATTCTAATTGTATAGATGATTCCTATTACACTGCAACTGTCAAAAGATGCGAAAAAGAATATAATGAAGCCGAACAAATTTTTCGTCCCCTCAATACTTGACATTAGGTTAAAATCCCTGTAATATAATAATTGGCACGGTTTGAACGGTTGGGGTCGCACACATCCTGATTCGCGACGTGTTTAGAACCCGTGTGATACGTAGCAGAGGCTTAGGCCGTTGAAGCGAAGACCGTAGGGGGTTGGTTACTACCAAGTGTAACGCTATACTAGGATAGTCCCTTAGAATCGTTGATGGTGCCTAGTTAAACCATTAACACAAAGTGAGAAATGCTATGAAGTATATTTTTATTTTTATAAGCATTTTAGTTACTAATACTGCTCTTGCAAATGTCGATCCTGATGATTTAACACCAAAAGAACAAGCGTGTTATGCAAAAGCTATGGTTGGTTTCGATTCTGTTATCAATTCGCGCTTAGGTATTACACCAGAAGAGAGCGTCAGAATATATGGATTTGGTACAGAACAAAACGATTTTTATTTACAAGCAGTTCTCGGTGCGTATCTATGGAAAGAAACACCACACAAATACGCTGTTAGAACTTTTTTACAGTGCCTTCGTACAATCAACGAGATTACGTTTATCAAATGAAAACTATTTTTTCAACGATCTTCTTGCTGTTGTTGACAGCATGTAGTAATGATACTACTGTTAATTATATTATTCCAGAAACTACAATTGATATTCGCCTATCAAATGCATATATTGCGCTAGAAAGTAATCGCGATATTACTTTTGATGCATTGGGTATAGACCCAAATGAGTGGGCTGTTACATTTCACGTAAAAGATATCAACAACGAATTTATAAGTGTAAACAATTTTACAGAAGCACAAACCGCCGTATTTCAAAGTATAACTGGCTGGCCAGCACCATTGACACTATCTTATACTAAAGAAACATTCTTGTATTATGAATTCGTATTTACAAGCAATACTGTAGCGCCAGTTCACGCACGCGTCTTTAAAGCTGACGTATTAGATATGTACGCAGTTAATATAAATGAAGAAGAAGGTTATTATGGCACTGCTTTAATTGATAATAGTGAAGAAACTTTTATTTTCATAGTCAATTATTTGTCTAATTTCAGACAATACAACAATTCAGGAAATGGAATTGTTGGAGTTTACTATGATGAACTTTACAATACCTATACTATTAGATTAAGCAGTTTCGAATATATCGTGCCAGATAAGTGTCTTTTGGTCACAGTAAAAGACTTTAATTATAATATGAACTATGTTAGTGGAAGAATGTATGTTACTACGGATATCATTGATGAATTTTATGCGATGATACACAGTAATGGAAGCATTTCGTTGTGCGAATAATATGAATATTTTTGGAAGACATCATGTAAGATCGACATTTTATCATATCGTTGCCATTGTTTTTTTAATCCAAACGGGACTGTGGCTAATAGATCTTTTAGATGATACAGTATCTTTGATTATTACTATGGTACTTTTCGTTGCAGATTATATAGCTGAAATGTATGACCCAAATCCCGATAATCCGGGGCCATGGTTCAAAAGCCATTTTCATAGATTTTACGATGGTGATGATGGTGATGATTATGAAAAATGCGAATTGGTGGAAGTAATTAAAAAACAAAATCAAGAAGCGGAAGAATTTTTCAAAAAAATGAAAAAAAGGGATTGACAAATCTTTTTGTGTATGTATAATATATACAAGTTTACAAACAAATCATAGTGATGTAACAAGTTATATCACTTTTTATAAATTTTGACATGTAGCACTATCTGGTGTGTAAGACACAAACCTTCGGGCGAGCGTCGAGTAAAGTGGGACTTGATTCCCATCATGTTAAAGAATTGCCGCGTTTGGGCATAAACCTTGGTAACAGGGGGAAAGGTGGGGATCTAGCTTAACCACCGCCAGAAATGGTAAACAAACGCAAGCCTCATCCTGCCCGAAAGGGTCGTTCGGTGAAAAGAGCGCCGGATGTATTGGGGGAAGTGCTAATTTGGGAAAGAACACTTGTTTAAGTGCCTGTTATGCCTTTGGGCTAGCAGGGAACACGAGCGAATGAAGAACGGCTGGTACCCGTCCCCAGATAGACCAAAGCACGAGCCATGATGGATAAAGGGTAGGAACAAATAGTCCAAGACCGCAATCAAGGGCGTTGTTTCAGTTTTAAAGGTTGTTGGTTCCGTAGACCCCGTTTAAGACGGGTAGGTTCCAGTGATCTTGACAAACGGTCAAGTACTCGGCAGGGGAAAGACACGTGGTGTGTAGCATTTTGTGATCCAAAAGATCGCGAACCTACTGGACGCGCACATCGTCGCTAGTTATAGATATAGCCTAATGGTAAGGCATCTGCTTTAGACGCAGAAGACTGTTGGTTCAACCCCAACTATCTTTTACATGAAAAACGCAAAGACGCGTCCGGTGTAAGGTGAAAATGGCTTAATACTACACACTTCGGTGAATGTAGTTGTCTGGAACCCGCAAGGTGAAGGGCATTAAGGCAGAGTCGCACGGTGAGGAGGCCCCTCTTGACTGCTCGCAAGGCAGACGGTAGATGAAACCTTGAATAGCTTTACGCGACAAGTGAATCGCCACACTTCAAAAAAGGCAGTCATGCTTGTAGACACCCCATGGGGGCGTGGATAAGTGTAGAACCCTAACTGTCGCAGGTGATGGGATAATGACACAAAGGTACAGGCAGTAAAGGTGTAATCTCAACCTTAATTTTATTAACATTAAAGCATATTATATGGCAAAAGTAACATTAAAACATCCAAAAGAAAGATTTGATTCACTACTTCGTAGATTTAAGAAAGCTGTTGACAAGGCAGACGTACTTAAAGACCTCCGTAAATACGAATACTACGAAAAACCATCGGAAAAACGTAAACGTGCTAAAGCTGCTGCAATAAAACGCGCACAAAAGCAACAACGCGAATCGGCGATGCAAAAACTTGGCAGATAGATTTTTGCTCGTGTAGCTGAGAGGCATAGCGGGGGACTCTAAATCCTTGCACGTGGGTTCGACTCCCACCGCGAGCGCCAGTTTAAAAACAAATGATATATACAATTATGATGAAATTAACTAAACATTAGATTTTTAAAATCCCTTTCACGTAGGTACACCGTAGTCGTGCCCCTCCTTAACGTGTTTCGTCTTATTTAACATTTTTTATAGTCGAAACACACACTTAATAGGAGAATTTATCATGACTAAATCAATTTTTAACACCAAAGAACAATACATTTCATTCCGTCACGCATGGAGTAACGCTGCTAGAATTAGCGATCCTGAAACATCTTGCTGGTTACAGGGCGCACATCACTTGATGTTTAATTTACTATGTGGCAAACCAGCAGAACGTGGATTCACACCAATAACCAGAAAGACTAAATTACAAAATGGGCACTTAATAAATGCTGGCCTATATGATGCCTATTGTAGTCTTTCTGCAAAGATTAGCAGAGCGAAGGAAATCGTTAATGGAAAATCGATACCAAAATATGCAGCAGATTCGCTTGTACAGTTCCTCGCACCGTTCAATCATGTAGTAACTATCGATTTACTTGCAGCTATCGAGTTGCCAAAGATAGAACCACTTTATTCTAATTATGGAATAGGTAGAAAAATCGCAAATAAAATTCTTGAAGGTGATTTTAAACCTACTGATTTTAGTCAAATTTACGCGATTTTAGAAGAAGCAGCATAGTAAAAACCATTGACAAGAACAGTCATTGTGTTTATAATAACGATTTGTGTAAATATGTGTAATATAAATACTATATCACTAAAAGGAGAAGTACCATGACTACGGTAAGAGAATTACCATTAGTTTTACAGCTTGATGCAGCTGGTAACCCACAACAGTGGATTACTTATGAAGATTCTGCCTATCACTATTCGAAAGGCAACGTCGCCTGGGCAATGGGACAGGTGGAGTTTGATCTGCGCGGCGGTACTTGTGCCAAAACTGGTGAAAGAAGTATTTTGACCATTAACACGATTATCGCTGTTAAGGGACACATGAGTCCAAAGGCAATGAAACATTATGATCGTGTTCCATTGACTAACAAAACGTTGTTTCGTCGTGACCAAAACATCTGTGCGTACTGCGGGGAAACCTTCAATGCTGCAAATTTGACACGCGATCACGTTCACCCTGTTTCACGTGGTGGTGAAAACAAATGGACTAATGTTGTAACCGCATGTGCACCATGTAACAAACACAAGGATGATAAATTGCTTGAAGACGTTAATATGGAATTGCTTTATGTTCCATACGTACCTAACCGTGCGGAATGGTTGATATTGCAAAACCGTAAAGTGCTCGCAGATCAAATGGAATTTTTGATGAAGCGCGTACCAAAGGTAAGTCGTTTACATGCAAACTGATATAATGACTAAGAATTTGGAGGTACCTAGTGTACCTCCAAATCCTGATGTTCTTGGGGTATCACCAAAACTAAAACCGAAGATTTTGCCTTTGGTTTTTTGGCCAGACGAAATTTTACATCAACACTGTAAGTTCGTTCATGAAATTGATGAAACACTTCACCAGTTAATTTATGATATGGCATATACCATGTATCATAAAAAGGGCGTTGGTTTGGCTGCGCCACAAGTTGGAGTTTCACAAAGCGTTATTGTTGTTGAAATTAATAGGGGAATAATACCATTAATTAATCCTGTTATTCTTGAAAGTAACGATTTGATGTATAGTTTCGACGAAGGATGCTTATCTGTGCCGGGATATTTTGAAAAACGTAAGCGGCCACAAAAGGTGTTGGTTGAATATCAGACCGCAGGAAATGTGATAGCACAAGATGAATTTCAAGGTTTGGCGGCTTTTATAGTTCAACACGAAATAGATCATTTATGTGGAAAAGTTTTTGTTGATGGTATATCTAGACTAAAACAAGACCGCGTGAAGAAGAAGATTAAAAAATTTAAAGGAAGATAATTCTGCCATTGGTGGCAGACACTGTTTCGAAAGCAGTTGGAGCCTATTGCAGGCTTGGGGTTCAAGTCCTCTGTCTTCCGCTGATATAACCATAACAAAGAAAGGATAGTAGAGATGCAAGAAAAAATAGAAAATAATGATATCGAAGATGCGGACTTTGAAGAAATTCCAGTAGCATTAGATGAAGCAGACGCGTTTGAAGCTCTTAATGAAGCCCACGATGCCGCCGATGAACCAGAACAGCAGCAAACAGTATTTACCAGTAGGCAAATGTTAGCGTTGTTAAAAGGCGCGTTAGAAGCTGGTCATTTAAGTAAGAAAGAGTTTGTGCGTATGCGAAGCGAAATGGGTATTTTTCAAAGTAATTATACTAGAAATAGAACGACAGACGCACAACGTAAAGCAAAGCGGAAATCGCAGAAGCAAGCTCGTAAGAAGCAACGGCGCAAATAATTTTAGCCCCTATAGCATAATAGGAAGTGTGGCTTCCTCCTAAGAAGTCAGGTGCAGGTTCGAATCCTGCTAGGGGCACCATTTTTTATAACCATAAAATAATAACAATAAGGAACAATATCATGTCAGATCTTAATCGATTTGTTGCTGATTCTATAAAAACTGAAAGTAGAATAGATGCAGTATACGTCAACGAAAAACTTTTTCAAGAAACAATTAACATATTAATTCATGCAG